CACTTCATCAAATGCTTGAAGTTTAGGCTTCATATCTGGAAGTTTTAACTCTTCCTGCATAAGCATCAAAACATCTTCAAGATCGACATTGACAAGCATCCCTTCTCCAGCTTGATCGCCACCGCCTTTGGTCGGTTCTGGATCTTGGCCTATTACATCGCCTTTGTTCCCAGGCCCTCGTTTGATGCCCTGGTTTTGCTCTCCATAGACAAAAAAAGGATTCTCAATTCTAGGTTGGGGCAAAGGAAGTTTGCCATCTTTGGCACGAAGTGGGAAGAGCTTCCCTGTCTTGATATATTTCTTCAGGTCATCCCTGGCCCGCCCAGAAATAATGTCTATGAAATGTTTATAGTCTCTTTCTATGTGACGTGGCATTTTTCTCCTTCGCCATTGTATTTATACAGCGATAGACTTTCTTTCTTCGTTAGCAATCCTCTTCCTATACTGACATTTGAGACATAAAACTTGCAAAGGTGGATTGTTTGGAAATCCATTCTTCCTCAAGTAAATGTAGAAATTAAACCCCCGTGTACCTGTCTCCATTCTATGAGCCGCCCCATCATCATTAACATGATCTAATGTTAAAACATCTTTATCATCTTCTCCGCACGGACAGATTATCCCATATCGCTCTAGGCATTGCTGTTTTACTAACTTCCTATAATCAGATTTTTGAACTTGCCGCTTAGATGGATTGCTTGGGGCCATCTCTTGATTACGTTTCTTAAAATTACAATTCCAACAAAGAACTTGAAAACCATCTGGAAAACTATTTTTCTTAAGCCAACTGTAGAAATTATAGCCAGTCTTTGTTCCTACTTCTTTCCTGTGTTTGTTTCCGCCACCATGAACATGATCCATCGTTAGGAGTCCTAGGTCGGCTTCATTGCAATGACACTTAACCTCGCCACCACAGTAGTGAGAGAATACCTCAGTTTTGAGATTATCCCTAGCCGTTTTGCAATTTAGATTGTGTCTGATGCGATTATCTTTAGCCCAAGCACATACTTTTCTGCTAATTAATTCCTTGTTATCCAAGTAATACTTACGACGTTTGACTTGAATTTTTTCCTTATTTTTAACTATGTATTCCTTGTTCAGCCGCTTTCTGCATTCCTTGCAGGTCGTATGCAGGCCATCTTTTTTCGAACGATTATGATCGAACAACTCAATCGGTCTACTTTCTTTACAAACATCGCAACGTTTCATGATTGCACCTCACACTTGCTATAATTGTAACAGCAAAATCAAATGCAATCAATATTACTGATCTTTGCTTGCTTCTCCACGGGCATAGATACTCCCGACATAATCTAGGACATCTGTAGCTGATGCCTCAATATAACCATACTGATCAATCAGTCTCTTCTTAAGCATGTCGATCTTTTCTTGAATGTCTGGTTCAACTACTGATGAAGAACGATCCAGAACCGACAGCTTGATCGTGTCTTTCACTCTGGCAAACAATTCTGCTTCAAGGGCTTTTTTAAGCTCTGGGTTACTATGCCATTCAAACTTCTTACCTTGTTGTCCTAGATCGGCCATGCTTGCAGCAATCATGCGGCGGAAATCGTCAATGCCGCCAGACGGTACATCGATCTTTTCTTCGATAGATCGCATGAGACGTTCATTTGCTTTCTCGTCACGTCCAGTAACAAGGTTCTTTATCTTCCTGTTGTGAACATATGCCAACAAATTGTCGATGTAGTTTTGGCACAATCTGACAATAGCCTTTTCATCACCAACTAATGCCTTCCTGACTTCATCTTTTAGAATCTCATCTAATTCCCGCAGGGCCAAATCGCAACAGTCAAAATACTTCCTTAAATCTTCTTGTTTGCTAATCAAAGGATGATTTTCAAGACCTTTCCTTATTTCATTCATGACCATAAATGGGCCAATATAATCGAAGTGATCGCTAAGACAATTACTAATTTTATCTTGAGCATATCGAACAGACACGCCTTTCATGCCTTCTTCTGAATACTTAAGCTGTAATTCTTTAACGCTATCTTCTGTGAAACCAGGCAGAATCTCGCCATTATAGAGCTTAGCCTTTACCACCGGATCTAATTTGTGTTCCTTATCGAGTTGTAGTCTTGTAAGAATCAACCACAAAGCAGCAATCTCAATTGTATGAGGAGCAATGTGCTGCTTGACCCTTTTAGGATTGTAATCGTGCTTCAGAATCTTAATCTCATCCTCAAGCCTAAGACCGTAAGGAATGTCAATTTTTACAGTGCGATCTTTAAGAGCTTCCATAAATTCATTGTTTTGCAACTTGACAAATTCTGGATTGTTTGTGTGTCCAAGTAACATTTCATCAATGCTGATTTGAGCAAATTTCTTTGGCTTGATTTGTTTTTCCTGACTTGCTCCAAGAAGATCATAAAGAAACGCCTGATCTAGCTTGAGCATTTCAATAAACTCTGTCAGTCCACGGTTGCCAACATTAAGCTCTCCGTCAAAGTTGAAAGCACGGGCATCAGAGTCCGACCCATAATGAGGCAGTTTGCCCCAGTTTACATCACCGCTCAGTTCTGTAGCGTCCTGATTCTTCTCATCCTTGGGTTGGAATGTCCCGATACCTATACGCTTGGCTTCGCTATAGCAACGGCGAACAACTCTAATATGTTTGCTCATCACCTTACCCCAATCACCTTGGTTACGCTCCAGCAGTTCTTCCATAAACTTTTCGCAACGTGGACACAATTCGCCGTCACAACGCAAATCGTATACTGGGTTTGATTCTTTGTTAATTTCATTTAGCTCGGCAAGAACCTTAAGTCTCATAGGCATTGGCATAAGCTTAAGTGGCTCTTCATTCATCGGGCACATATCTTCGCTGCTGGTATAAATGCCTTCGTTTCCGGTGGGAAGGTCGATCCATTTGAATGTGAACCAAGCACCGTTGTCTGTTTTGGAATAACGTTCCAATCGACGTTTGAGGAGACGTGCAATTGTTGATTTTGCCGAGCCTACTGGGCCGTGCAAAAGTAAAATTCTCTTTTCAGTACCATAGCAGCCTGCTGCTCCACGAACAAACTTCACGACCCCATCCAAAGGCTTTTCGAGTCCATAGATGGTAATATCATCGTCATCAAAGAAGTTGTAATGCGTATGTTGTTCACGATAGCGTTCAAAGGTATTACTGCCCGGTTCAATCAGCATATCATAAATTCTTTGAAAAGATGTGCGAACAATCTTAGGCCGCTGATAAATCAGATCAATGTATTCTGAGAAACTACGTTCATCATGCAGTTGCAAAAACTCCTGCTTGTTATACATGTTTGCAATGCGTAAAAATGTCTTGCCTTTTTCTAGTGCTATTTCCATTTAGACTGCTCCTTAGAGTTACTGTTCACCTATGATAGTAGTAGAATATTTTCTATTCTGGTTCATCATAGTTTCCGCTGTCGATATCTTCTTGGAAAACAGGATATGGGTCTGCTCCCATGTGTGAATTTTCCTCTGCCGTTCTTCTTTCGGTTGCCGCTTGATCCATGTTAAAACCATAGACATAGCTATCGTTATCGCCTTTGCTGGTTCCACGGGGATTGGTAAATATGATTGCTCCTGGCGTGGTAGGCAGTTGCTTTTTTCTCACCGAGTTGCAAAAAGGACACTTAACATCTGGATATTTGCGAGTTTCATCGAATTTCAAAACCAAATCCTCATAATTTTTTTTACACTTAACACACTGAAACACGTATTGTGGCATTAGTCCCCCTCGCCTTCGCTCATCAAACCACTAAGAACTGAGTAACATTCAATAATCATTTTCAATCTGGATTTGTGACATTTTTTATGCCAATCATCATGATTCTCGCACATCTTAATCACACGATTCAACAGCCGTTGATTCAATTCGGACTTCACTATATCCAATTGCATTAGGTTGAACACCTCTTGCCTTTTATTGAATTCCTGCTCACTTTCTGTATCTGGGAAAATATTTTCATCTTGAAAATCATCATCATCGAAATTGAAGCGTCGTCCCATTTTATCCTCTCAATTGAAACATGCCCAAACATAGACATCTCTATTTACAAAAGGTAAGCGATATAATGGAGTAGATAAACATTATTTCTTACCGACGCCAATAGTTTGCTTGAATGGTTTAGGAGGTTGAATTTTTTGAGCCTTTTTGATCTTGAACAGATTGCCAAGCATTCCTGAGTCTGGTTTAATTTGGGGAATAATAGGATTTGCTTTCAATTTGGTGGGACGCAAAGTCTGTTCATCCATTAACCTCATGTAATCTTTGAAAGTAATCATAATGCCAACCTAGGATTGATCTTTTGGGCAATATCCATAGCATTTATATTATCATCTTTGGAAACAGCATGTCGCAAAGACTGACCTACAATCCTATTGATTGTGGGTGCCCCAGCTTTGGAAAGATCGACAGGAGTACTTTGTATAGCCCTTCCAACAGCCTTGCCTGCTGCTTGATTAGCAGCTTTGGATTTAGAACTTGCTTCTGGCGACACTTTAATGGCCTGTTCGGCTTCAAAAAGCTCTCTTTCTGCCAAGAAATCAGTAAATCTCTTACGTTCTACCATAATGGTATTTATCAATTCACTTGAATTTCTCTTCACCATTTTCTATGTAATGAATGACGGACAGCTTGTTTCCACCCATGCACTTATATTTTCCCAAAATCTTAATGATTCCTGCGTGAACCCTTCTGTGACAATTGCTGCAAAGTGTTAGAATATTCCACCAATTATACGTGCCGCCATCCTGGCCTTCGATAATGCGATGCCCGTCTAAAAGGTCGTATTCCTTCTCGCCGCAAAAAAAACATTCCTTATCATGGAGTTTTTTGATTTGTTTCAAACTTTTTCTTCTTGCCATAATTTCAACTCTATGTATACTTATTGTAGAACTGAATTTGTTCTTAGAAAAGGAGTCGGAAAATGAAAGTAGTGTATTATTTTGTCACGTTTGTGGCTTCGTTGATGATTATCTCTTTCGTAAGCTGGGAAACTTATCAACAATGGCCTGTCATTCAGGCAACCGTCACAAAAGCCGTGGCTCCAGCACCTAAAAAGTGCGACGACTGTTGTGCCCCAGGGGCTAAGAGGAAGTGTGAGTGTAGTCCTTGTCCTAAAGGTGGATGTGAGGACTGTACTTGTTCTTCAAAAAAATGAGGTGTGAAACGCTGGTTATCAACTGACCAGCGTTTTTATTTTCTCGATCAAATTAGTGGTAGACCTATCCTCGACAAGCGGCACAAAATGAACCTCTCCAGCATATTCACTACCAACTGCACCGCCCTTGTCCTTCCAATCTGATCCTTTAATTAGCACTTCAGGTCGAATGTTCTTGATGATCTCCAAAGGTGAGTCTTCATCAAAGCTCATAACATAATCAACCACTTCCAGGGCAGCTAACATCTCCATACGCTCTGCTAAAGGAATTACAGGTCGCATGGGGCCTTTGAACCTGGAGACACTGGCATCTGAATTCACAGCTACAACCAACCGATCACCCTTTGATTTGGCATATCTCAAAGACTCCAAATGACCAGAGTGCATAATATCAAAACAACCATTGGTAAAAACTAGCTTGTATTTCCTGTCAACAAGCTCTTCTGGAGTAATGAATTTAGACTTCTTTTGAAGCTGCCAAGGAGTCAATGGACTACGACATCGACTTTGAACATAAGCTGATCCTGCCTCAAAGGCAATTTCGGCTGCATCGGCAATGCTGAACTTGTATCCAATGGCCATGCCCAAAACACCAACAAAACAATCGCCTGCCCCTACTACATTGTGTGCGTTTACCTTTGTTGTTGGACGATGCTCAAAGTAATCATTGCCATCTAAACCTACAACACCGTCCCCTTCCTGAGTGATTACCACTCCTTGACAGCCAAGAACTTCCTTGAAATAAGCACACTGCTCTTTCCAACCAGAAATGCCACTAAGATTGACCGCCTCAGCGGCATTGGGCTTAAAGATTGTACATCCTTTCCATCGTTCTAAGGGAAGTTTTTTGGGGTCTACAATAACAGGAATGCTTGGGAAAAGTTTTACCGGAATCCCATCTTGAAAAAATCCCTTATCATAGTCTGACACAATTATTGCATCCGGCTCGGCGACGTGCCAAGCATATGAACCAGCAAGCATATACTTGTAAGATTCCATCATCTGCCCAACACCATACAAAGGACGTTCTATGTCCCAGCGGTCTCCTACCTGTACGCCATTTTGGTAAAATCTCTTCTTCAGAGGTGTAACACCTTCTTGTAAAGTGATAAACCCAGAAGCGTTCAATCCAGAATTAATAAAACTGGTTTTAACGTAATTAGTTACATATGTGAAAAGCTTCACATCTACATTGAAGTTGCTTAGCTGATAGCAAATATTTGCGGCACCGCCTGGATGTTCCTTGGTAGGATGCTCTTGGTCTGCCAACATGACACAAATATTGGGAGATTCAGGAGAAATACGAGTCATTTTGACCTCGTAGTCCTGGTCAAGCATTGAGTCACCAAGAACATGTATCTTGATGCGTTGAGATTTATTTTTGTCAAGAAATTTGGATATGTTCATTCATTAAATGAGTTTGGGCATCAGCAAATCTAAATCTGACCTAATATCCTGATTTGGGTCATATTCCCAAACAGGCTTAAGTCTACGGAAGTATTCGTAAACTTCAAACTTTTCATAAGTTTGGACAAGTCGGCGATACCAGCCAGTTAACTCTGGGAAAAATAAATCGCCGCCGAATTGTCCTTTTATGTGGCTGACTACGATCTTGGCTACTTTTCCAGAGGCTAACGCTTCTTGGTAGACTTGCAGCCCACCAATAATGAATATCTCTTTGCCAGGGGCCTCCCGCTCGGCAATCTTCAAAGCATCATCCAAACTGTTTGCCAAGAAAGCTTCTGATGCAAATTCATGCCTGGACATGACAATGTTGACCCTGCCAGGAAGTGGCTTGATAGGCAAACTATTCCAAGTTTTCGAACCCATAATTACTGAGCAACCCATAGTAGTCGCTTTGAAATGCTTGAAGTCTTCAGATATATGCCAAGGGATCGTACCATTTTTGGCAATGGCACGATCCTCATCAAAGGCAACTATGATTGAAATCATTTATCCCCCAACACATACTCTTTAAGCTCTTTGGCGGCATTTGCATACTTCTCCCTTAGACACTGAAACTTCTTGTCTTTTATTTCTTCCCAATTGCTATAGTCCGTAAAGCAATAATCGAAGCCTTCACATTCAATATTGTGTTCCAACAATTCTCTTTCTTTTTTAGTCATTTCATAAATCTCCGGTTAAATCAATTTTCTCTTTTGTATGATTGTTCACGCAAGAAACCAACACGCCTATCGAGGTAGGTGTAAATGTGTAGCTGTCATCATGAATTGCTCCGTAATAAGGCACAGGTTGACCATAACCTCCTTGACACTCACGGGCAGTGCCCTTTTGTTCTATTATCACTTTAGCATCTTGTTCTTTTTTCCAAAGCAGCAACTTGGTGACTTGTTCTTCACCTAATGAAAAATTCATAAGTATCCTTTCACAGGTTTTCGGAAGAATCGCAATGGGTGTCCTTGTCACTAATCACTATCCTGTCATAATACTTTTTGCCCTCTTCCAGAGCTTCTTTTGTATACTTTTTCAAATGCGAAGGAGATTTGAACTCTTCTGATGGCTTTTCAAGAGGCATCCCCTTCGCCAAATCATGAGTGATTCCATGCCATTTACAGTCAAGACACTGCACATCGTTTTCATCCTTGAAGGCTTCTGGATTCTCTGTACTAATCACATAGCCAATATAAGTGGAAGAATATCGTTTAGAGCCGCATTGCGGACAACAAACATGGTCTACATGATAATAACGCTCCTTGCACTCTCGGGCATGTTTGATCTTTGGCAGATAGATATCCTGGTCCAAGCCTTGTTCTTTATACATCTCGGCCAACTGCTCATCCGTCAATGGCCTGTTTACGGGTACGTAAGGAACATAGAAATAACCTGTTTCTGGCATTTGTGTTGTTTTGGTCCATTTAATCTCGTTATCTGACATGATTAACTCCAGGAAAAAACCAAATGATAATCATGAAATAAAGAAAGAAAGTCACAATAAGTACAAAACAAAGATCATTCTTCTGTTCCATCGCAATTATTCCATAATTCGTCTCCAAAGTCTCCGTAGTCTATCTCCATTCGAGGTGCCTTACGTGTCTAGCTCGTATCGACCAATGATTGCCGAAATTTGGATTGTTTTCACCACGCACTTTTTCGCTACGTAGATGTTTGTCTTCAGAGGACATATTGGCAAAACGATTCTTTAATGTCTCAGATATTTTTTTGATTATCTCTTTCTTTTTTGGATTACTTGTAAGATTGTCACCACCACTAGCTTGCCTGCCTATGTTGTAACCTATTTGAAAAATAAATGCTCTTGTGTGATCGAGCCAATATTGCTCACGTTCGAGCAACATGCTAACATTAACTTCTTCTACAATTTCAAACACAAAGCACTTCTCGCCAAAATAATTCCAAGCTCTTTGTAGATGAACATTATGATGCACGCCGCCACACAAATCAGTGGTATGTTTCTTCCACCGCTTACAACAGTCCTTAGAACTTCCTATGTAGAACTTGTTGTTAGAGGTATTTATAATCTTATACACACCAGAAATCATAGTCGCTCCACTAAACAGCAACTGGTATTTTTATGATTGGCCCAGGATTGTAACCAATTAACTCAAAGTCATCAAGTTTATATGCGGTAATGTCATCAGCCTTATGTAAATTCAATGTTGGAGAATCAATAATTGAAGCATTGAGATATTTTTCAGTAGCTTCCAACTGATCTTCATAAATGTGACAATCTCCTCCACACCATACAAATTCATAAGCTTTGTAGCCGGTTTGTTGTGCTAACATCATGGTGAACGCAGAATAAAACTGCACGTTTGCTGGCACTCCAACCATCATATCGCATGAGCGTTGATTTAACAGCCCCGTCATTCTGCCTTCATCATCAATAAATACTTGATAAGCATAATGACAAGGTGGCAGCTTTTGCTTGTGTAAATCTTGTGGATTCCATAAAGAAAACATGATGCGACGACAAGAAGGATCTTCTTTGATTCGCTTGATGATATAAGCAAGTTGGTCAAAGCCATTAAATCCATATTGGTCTTGGAAAGATACTTCTGGTTCTTCTCCAAGCATAGCTCGACACATATTTTTGGATGGCTCAGGGATGCCACCAGCACCATCACCGTAATTGCCGCCAAAGTAACGAAGCTGAAACCCGTAGACAGGGCCGAATGAACCTTCAACGAATCCGTGCTTTTTCTCGAACTCAGCATCTACCCAGGGAGTCCAGATATTGGCTCCCAGCTTTTGAAGGTCTTTGTTATTGGTTGATCCCGATAGGAACCAAAGAAGTTCGGCGAAAATGGAACGGGGCCAGACCTTTCGCCTGGTCACAATGGGGAAATACTCATCGATGCGATAGCGACTCATGATGCCCATGATCGCCCTGGTCTTGATCCCCGTTCTCTTGTTTGATTTTGCAACACCCTGCTCTAAGATCATCTTAAGAGCATTGTCGTAATCCTGCATTGTGTAACGACTCATCATGCCTCCTTGCACAACTTGGACAAACCCTTGTTTCTTTCACAATCTGCTTGCCTGGCCCGCCGTAATCCTTATACCATCCCCATTTCCATCTGTGCTTCCTATCATCCCACTCCCATCGCTGTCCAGCAAATTCCCGGAAAGGATGTTGGTAAGAGTGTGATTGCACAATCACATGACACGGGATACGTGGACCAACTGATTTACGACATAATTCACATCTGAACATTCTCCAAGCCTTATACAGCCGCAGCTTGGCTACTTCTGCGGAGGGTTAAAAAAAAAGTGCTTTCATCTTACTGACAAACTCATCTATTGGAATAGTAACTTTCTGTGGATCTTTTTCGTTAATCCATATCGTTACTGCACTGCCTTCATTAACGGCAGTCATTTCAATAAAGTAATCCTTGTCTATTGCCGACCGAGTGTAGTTTTTTACTATCAACATGTAAAGATACTAAAAAGTTAAGCAAGATTTGTCAATCGCTCTTCTTCTTTTTACGTTTGCCTTTTTTCTTCTTGGGACGACGTTCGTCGCCCCAGTGGCTTTCTTCATCTGGATAAGCCCTTGAGACCATACCGCCAACAGGTCTAGCGAAGACGGCAACACAATTTGATCCTGTTCCTACTTCTCGAAGCTTAAGCCAATCCGTAAAATTGAGTCTTCTCATAAAGATATGTAGTCATTATGATAGTTTTTCAATGGCGTCAATATATAAGCATTATGAATAAAGCAGTAGACAACTTCATGTTTGGATTGTGTTTTGGCATGGGCTTCTTTGTGGCACAAGCAGTCTTAAGGTTCATAGTTAGCTTGCTGTCTGGTGCCTCACATGCTGGTTTGTAAAACAAAAAGGCCCAGAGTAATCTGGGCCTTTTTTGCGTCAAAATAGGATTTTGACTATTTGATCAGATCCATCCCTCCACAGCTTCTTGGGATCAATTCCACGCTTCCTGGCGTCAAACAGGATGCCGGTGAACGGCGTCTTTTTGAGAATCGCCAGAGCAAAGTCCTTTTGTACTGGGATCTCCTTGGATGCCTCCCAGACCGTCATCATCTGAGCATATGCCACTTCAACCTTCTCCTTGACCTCCATGAACTTTTCCTTGACCTCGGGAAAATAAACAAGCAATTCTGAACTTTCCCCAGCCAGAACAAAAGGCAAAAGGTTCTTCGGATTGTAAAGATTGTCCCCTTCGCCTCTTAGTCTATGCAACGCCAAATAACTGGAATTTTTTATCTTCCACCTGGCGTTGTTCTTGTCTCTGATCACCACCCCTTCGAAAGTCGGGTCTTCCTCCCCTTGCTTGTTGAGAAAATCCTGCACTTCTTCGATGCTGTGAAAATCGTAACGGTGCGGCAGCGAAAAAAGATTGCTCGGCAAAGTGAACCGAGCATGATTCCAATGCAACTCCTCCTCGCCGCAAAAAGCCGTCAGCAGAAACATTTTCGGCTCACTGTAGGTCCGCACCACCTTATTCCAGGGCGAAACGAACTCACAGACATAAGTCAGTTTTGGGTCCAACTTTCCCTCAAGGTCGGCCAGGTCCGAGATCCCCATCGCCTTGCAGAAACCTTCCTGCCAAGTGAACCTTTGGAACTGCATGGTGTCTAGTCCAAAGGAGCCCCTGGTGTTTGCACGCCATTGGCCATTGAAGTGATACAGGAGAACCAAGCTACCGTCTTCCTTGCTCTGCACGCAGAAGTCCGAGAAGTCGAACAACTTCATTTCATCCTGAACCTCACCCCAATTAAAAAATCTTGGGAAAGAGCGGGCCACAATCTCGTTCGTGGTGCTGTTTAGCACTAGACCACGGCATTCCCTGACCACAGGATGGGTCTTAGGGGAATCGATCTGGTCGTAGTTAACTATGACCAGTGGCTCTGTTTCGTGCCGGGTAAGTCGGATACCCAGTTCTGTTGCCAGATCATCATAAGACTTCGAAGACAAATAGTCTTGTACGTGCAACATAATGCACCTCCTTGTTAAAGGGTGTTAGTGAATGGAATCTTCTAATTAGATGGATGAATTACAGAAAGGTTCACTTAGTGCTACGGTTTGTTCTAACGAACAATCCAACACGCTATTACATGCCGCCTATTCCGCCACCCATTCCACCACCCATTCCACCTTGTGATTGATTGGCGGCGGCTTGCCAGCCTCGGCCAAGCATCTCAGCAAGCTTGTCAATACTAATGATAATTTCTTTTTCGTCAATAGCACCTTCATAGTGTTTGACGCTGCCGTCCTCTTTTCTCACATAAATACGGCGATTAAGACTTGGGCTATTTAGGTTGTGTAGTTGAATCTTCACGTAAGGGACACTTAACTCGATGGGTTTAATAAGTTTGAAAACACATTGATTGAAAAGTAATACTTGTCCATCGTATTCAAGCTCAACAGGACCGCTCTCGATAAAATCAGGAAGATCATTCGGATCAATGCCCAATTCTCCCCAAAGCCGATCCAGATAATTCTCTGGCTCCTCTTCGTGTTTTTTGTGCTTTTTCATCGAATGCACTTTGTCTTCAAAGAATACCTTGAAACCTGACAAATAACTTCTCATATCGTATATATCAATCGCCATCAAAAGATTTTCTTCTGGATTACCGAAATGATTTTTGCTATATAATAGTGATATGAACAAAATAGAATGGCAAAAAGAGACAAGAACAAAAAGGAAACTACAAGGGTTGTGCGTACAATGCGGCAAATTTGCAAATGGCTATGTATCTTGTGATGCATGTAGGAAAAAAGAAAGAGATTATAACAAAAAGTGCAGCAATAATGGCTATTGTAAATGTTGCAACAGGTTGGCAAATAAACCTTACAAATATTGTAACGCTTGCTTAACCAGTCGCAGAGCCAAATCAAAAGCAAGACGAGTCAAAAGAAGAAATCTTGGGTTGTGTTCCAGTTGCAGCAATCCAGTAAAAAACAATAACTGTCTATGCGACAAATGTAACGCCTCCTTGAAACAAAGGTATGCGGTAACTAAAAATAAAGTGTTCACGGCTTATGGAAAAAAATGTGTTTGCTGTGGAGAAACCACTATTGAATGTTTGCAAATAGACCACATCAATGGCGGGGGCAGAAAACACAAACTGTCTCTAAAAATTAACTTTTATGCATGGCTGGTAAAGAATAAGTTCCCCTCTGGATTCCAGACGTTATGTGCAAATTGCAACTTTGCCAAAGCAAGACATGGATGTTGCCCACATCAAAGTCCTGTAATACCAAAAAGAATAAAAGAAAAAACAGATTGTTTCGAAGCATATGGTGGAGCAAAATGCAATAGTTGTGGAGAAAACAAAATTGCATTTTTAGAAATTGATCATATAGATAACAATGGCGGCGTGTTAAGAAAAATAGACAGCAGACAAGTAAACATCTACAGATGGCTTAGATTAAACAATTACCCTAATGGATATCAAGTATTATGTTCGAACTGCAATTGGAAGAAAAAAATATTATTAATTTCAAATCATGGTTCGAAACTGCCGAACTAATATCACAAATAATTAACGCCAAGGGTCTGATTTTTTTCTTCACATTTAACAAAAAAACATTTGGTGCCCCTGAAGAAAGCAGATTGGTATTTTCAAAACTAAAAGACCCAGACGACAACGATACCACAAATTGGAATGGAGCCAATTTTATTGCCTACAATATGCAGGATGCACTTTCTGGAATAGAAACATCATGTATGTTCAACGATAAAGACATCAAGGGCATAAAAGTAATTGATCAAAAGCAAATTAGTAAATTATTGGAGAAAGACAGGAAAAAATGACATTTTTTCAAAAAGACGATGGGCTTCGTAAGGTGTATGGGGCACCGGAAGAAAGCCGCCTCGTTTTCGCAAGAATGAAAGATCCAGAAGATAATGATGAAGAATGGGCCAAAGAAGCCACTTTTGTCGGCTATGAAATGAAGCAAGCCCTGGCAGGAAAAGAAGTTGCCAGGTTGTTTTCAATAAAAGACCTTAAGAAACTCAAAGTGATTTCAAAAGAAAAAGCTACTAAGTTGTTAAGCAGCAAGAAGAAACCAGCCAAGAAAACCGTGGACTTACCGCCTGTGCATGGTAAGGATGGAGCAGGTATGGTGCAAATCAAAGATAGGAAAAAATGATCAGCCAAAAATACAGTGATATTGTTCTTTAATTGCCAACTTATACTCTTCTTCTGTCATGGCTCCTTTCATTCGATTAACGTCATACTGATATTGACCGCCAAAATAAATCCACTGCAAGTTTGATATATCATTGCTCCCACCTCTTGACACCGGCACCCTATGATCAAGCGTTGTATTAACTCCTAACACAAGTTGCCGTCCAGTATATGGGCAAATTGATTGGGTCTCAAATAATGATTTAAGTTCACGCCATAAAGATGTTATACTAAAATTAGTTCTTGCAACCTTCTTCAAATAACACGTTTCGCAATATCTTTCTTTAACAAAACCATTTTCTATCGCTTCCCGTCCACATTGCTGGCACTTGCCGCTCAATTTTCGTGCTTTTCGCTTATCTTCAAACGAAGCAATAAAGAGATAGCGTTTTTCAAGGTGTTTACTACACAAACCCCGATCTTTAACTGGCATGCCACACTCTGTACAAACTCCAAGTTGCTTTCTTGATTCCCTTGACATTTTAATCCTTGCTGCCTCTTTGTTCAGACAAGCCCGGCACATACGACCACCATTAGCAGGTTCATTGCCACACCTGACGCAAATTCCTTTATCTCTCCGTGTGCGATATTCATTTCTACGCATATAATTTATCTCATGTCTATTCATATATAATTTCCTAGATTGTAATTGGACAAGTTAAACGACTACTTAATATAGTAGTAATTTTTTGTTTTCGTAAAGTTTGAGTTATTATGCTGCCATTTGAAAAAGACACAAAAAGAGTATTCGTGTGCTTCGTGTGCGGAGAGAAATACGAAGAGTATCAACCTTACAAAGAACACCTTGCATCAACTCATGAAGAAGGCAGAGATTTTGTCTTTTGCCCCCTGGAACGGTGCCAGGCACCCGTGCGAGACGTAAAGATGCACTTCAAAGCTAAACATCCACACGATAAAATCCCTGCAAAGGGGGCGATGAGATCCATCATTTGGAAAGACATTAACACAAAGGGTAAATTCAAGACCCGTAAACCAGCATTTCACGAAGGATGGTTTGTAAGCATCAAAAACAACGGCAAAGAGTTTTACTACAGGTCCAGGTGGGAATGTAAAGTGCTGGAATACCTGGAACTTATCCCGCAAATACTACGCTATGAAGTAGAGCCGCTTAAAGGCGGCATCCCCTACTTGTTCGAAGGTAAAATCCATCATTACTTCCCAGACCTGTTTATCTATTTTTCAGATGGTCATGTAGAAATATGGGAGATTAAACCTGAGAACCAGAATGATCTACCTATCAATCAAGCCAAATGGTCTTCTGCTCAGCCTTATTGCGAATCAAAAGGTTGGCGTTTCGTGATAATCAATGAGGACGAAATTTCTAAGTTGCAAACTATGGCGAATAAAATCAGGAACCAACAAATTAGTGGTCATCAAGACCAAGGGCTCGTTAGTTAAAGGATTGACGTATTTACATCCTCGTTTGACGTTACAGGCCCGACACGCTACAACAAAATTGCCACATTTGTCTATGCCCCCTTTTGTCCTTGGAATAACATGATCCATTGTAGCTAAATTATCAACTCTATTATCTCTTGAACCACTTGTTGGTAATCTTAACTTCTTTCCGCACCAGTAGCATCCATACTTCTGCGTAACAAGCAATTCATTTCTGTGCTTCTTAAGTTTTTTGTTCAGTTTGAATCTATTCTTAGACATAAATCAATCCCCCTTTGTTACCGTTCCTTCAAACTTGGAAAAACTTACCCAAGCAAAAAAGGTTTGACGAAACCAACCCACATCCTGCCGTTATACGCAGAATGCTCTTAATGGATCGATCCGTACTGGCCTTGCGGCAAGGCTCTTATCAAGTCGGCTGAGAAACTCAGCGTTCCCGATTACTTTTCTCCCGATGTTCGCTGATCCATTGCAGTCAGCATTGATGATACGACCGCCACTACTCCGGTAGCGTCCACGACCCATGCGAGTACCAGAAAACTTATGCTTTACTCCAGCGACATACTCAGGCAAAGGATCACGATCAAAGAAACTGGCTTTGCTGGTATACGCTTCCTCCGTGAAAACAACGTCAAGTCCAGCCAATGCTGCCTTGTACTTAACCTTCTCCAAGAGTCGGTAGAACGGAACATTCTGGAAGTCAGTCCTCGTCCTCCTGTCCAGTTTCTTCATGCCTTGCTTCCAGCCATCATTCTTACCAATGATGATCGTGCCAATGCCATGTTTGACACAATGAGCCACAATGAACTTGCTAACATGGTGGAAGTAGTTTTCCAGACGGAAGTAGCGTTTCTCGCTTTCACGCTTGGTCTTGAACCTGTTGAAATGCTTGTTGATGCTCTTGCAAATGCGACCGTTGACCAGTATGGGAGTCGTCTGATCGGAAGTTATCGCAGCAAGATTGTTCAAGCCAATGTCAATACAGGCAACACCTTTTGCCGTGGTTTTATGTGGGACGTTCTGTTCGTATTGCACGTCCACAATGAAGCCGAATCGCTTGGGTGTAATGACTACTTGCTTGTAGTCTCGGTTACTTTGAATGCCGAAGCAGTTGTTACTCGGCGTGATGGTTGTGAGTTTCTGGTTCTTCTTGGATTGTCCTCCTTTGATGGTTTCGTTGTAGAAGATAACTTGAGCCAATTTGTCCTTGTAGTAGGGAGGCATAGGCATTTTGACAAACTTGCTTGGGTCTTTCTTCCATGCGTTGAGTGCCTTCTTGAAGTTCGTCCAATCGGTCAAGCACTTACGGACGGTTTGCTTGGCGGTCTTTGTGTTGTGCAGATTGCGGAAACAGTCCTCGTTCTTGACGGCAGAAATGAGCATGTTGATGTTGGGTAGCATCGTACCACCGAACCATGCTTTTCGCATGAGGAAGTTACATTGGTTGTACAATTCCTTGCTCATTTTGCAGAGTCGGACGATTTCGTGTGTTCCGTGTATTTGGTGTCGCTCAACGAGTAGCATGTTCTTATATAGTAGGGTTAGTCCTGTTTTTCGGAGGCAAAATCATGAAATTGGCAAGATTTTGTTCCAAGATTGGGCAAATTCTTCCAAGTTTGGCATCAACTGTTCCCAACCCTGTAACTGTCGCTCTCCAGATGTTCTGTGGAGAACTCGATTAACTTGCTGTCCGGCTGAACTGATGAGATTCCATAATGCCTATACCTCGAAATGGATTTGGGTTTTGAAAGTAGTTTTGAACATGCACCCTCAAATTAGTTTCAATTTCATTCTCCAACTCTTTTAGGGCGCCTTTATTAATCAAAAAGTAGTCGTAAAATTCCAGGCCAAAAGGAGGCTGTCCAAACTGCTTATTCAAACATATTGGACCGCCGAATCTGTAGTTAAAGCACTTTGCACAATACTCAACTAACGGCTTAATCTCAGCTTCGGATTTATTTGGATCATCGTTTTCAAAGCCAGGTCTCCAGAGCAATATGTTGTAGCCGCCCTTACCTTTGACCTGTTTGGCCTCGTTGATATAACGACCATCGGAAATGACAACGTTATCGCTTGCCCCAAGATCTCGTAAAGCAAGTTGAATCCATATGTCGCCTTGAATTTGCCTGAATCCATCCCCGATGAATTGAAGGGACTGTCGGACATTCATGTCCATTCCTTCTGGAGGTTCTTTTTTACGCTTCCACTCTTCTACAAAGTCGAAGTCCTTATCAAAAGCATCCATATAGATTTTTTTGACAGCATAAGCAAAAGCGATCCTTCGCCACCGCTTCATATCAGTGATGTTGAGTTTGTCCACAAGGAAGTTTGCAACTGTGTCTTTTCCGTTCAATAGTTGAGATGATAATGCCACAATTCGCATTTTATTTACTCCTTGAGTATAATGGAGAGCGACTGAACGATTAGACTATTTGCCAAAGTTTAAGTCAAGAGGAAGACATGAAAAAATCCAAAAAACCGCCTAAAACGAACCCCAAAAAAAAACTGCCCAAGATAGTGAAGCAGTATAAAAAAAGAAAACCTAAAGTTTTACCTAAGAAGATAGAACCAAAATGCAAAAATTGCTTGCTAGCTGACAGAGAGAAGGGGCAATGCAAAGTGGCCATCCTGGTCAATGGCAAGGAATATCACATGCCTATCTTCCCCGAAGACCTATGCCATATGGATCAGCTAGGAATACCTGTTGAGCAAGTTAGATGGTTCGTGACAGATCCTAAAACAGGCAAACCTACATCCGGGAACGGCACTGTTCAAATTGAATATCCTCAAGGATTCTTCGGTAAAGAAGAAGAGAAAAAGGATGATATCGATGAGTTACTGGACTCGTAATTTACCTTCCCTGATGTTAATCAGCATGTCTGCCTCTTCTTCTGTGATCCTGTACCTCAGAAGATAATGATTGAAGTCCAGGACTTTCTTGGCACCACGTCTAATGTCAGACAGTAATTCCTCTTCCTCAATACTAATAGGCTTTGAGCTAACTAATGGAGAATTTTCCTCTTCAAACATAATGTCATCTTCACGAATGTAAGTGCCATTAAGCGACCTAGCGGCAGATATCAAAGAATGAATAGCTTTTTCACGGGTATCCTCAACCCAGTGTTCTGTACCATCTTGAATCCTGCATGAAACTGCCCATTTGCCATCAAGACGCCTCATAATGTCATACATTGTCGTCTCCTTACAATTCATAAATATGAAGTTCACCAATTTGATTAACAGTCATGAACATTTTGCCGTCTGATATGGTAATTTGCAACCCAGCATCAGTTTTAGCGACTTCCGTCTTACACATTCCTTGTTCGATGCTACTTGCCATCAATCCAATCATGCACTCCAAATGCCCTCTCAAAGTACTATTGCCCCAAGACTTCATACTTTTGTTTGTATCTTTTGTTACAACAGGAGATATCCTGCCTGAACAGTGTTCAAATTTCGTCATGTGTTATCGTCTCCTAGCAATATAAGACCTTCTGCCTGTTGAATGATTTCGTCAATCTTCTCTTGTTTGAACCCTAGGGCAGCCTTAACACGGGCAGGATTGGCCACCACGTCCTGAAGGCTCTTGATCCCAACCGAATAAAGCTTTTGAGCCCTGACCCGGCCAACATCAGGAAGCTGGCATAGCTTAGCCATAGGCCCCTTGACGCCATAGCTGATACGCATGTTGAGCGTATCAAACCACTCTTTACAGTTCCATTTGCCTGTGAAGCTTCCCAGGGCCTGAATGACCTGGCTCAACCTTGGAAAGTCCCATTGCAGTCCACGGGACATAGCAGCCATGTACTGGCTGTTGACGCCATTCAACAGGTTGTAGTAGCCGCACCCTGCCTTGATTGCCTGGTCCAGATACCTGCCCTTGCCGCAAATACCTTCAACTTCTCTTTGAAATTTGGCCATTTCCTCACGTTCAACCTTGCTGACATAATTGCAACGGTGAGTGTCGAGATTACCCAAAGCCATAGCCAAACAATGATCATCGTCCTGGTTGCTTTTTTCAAACAGTTCCACGAAGTTGCTTCGGAGGTCAGAGACATCAAAAGGAGTGAAATAGAACATCGAAGCTACCTTGCCAACGGTAGTGGCAGACAACTTGCCGTTTTCATCCCATACAGCCCCGCACTTCTTAAGAGAAGTGATTGTCTTTTCAGTCACCTCTTGCTCTAATTCAGCCGACTGGAAATAGGCAAGGCTTCGTTTGTACCAGTGCAATACATCATCCTGGCTGGTAACATTCTCCTGATGAATCTCGCTAACCAAATGAAAAGCCAGTGTTTTGTGATCCTCTCCCATAAGTTGGGATTCAATCTTCTGTGGCCTCTTCAAACGTTCCTTGTGTGCATCGTAGGTCTTCTCGGGCAGTAAAATATAGGCATCCCCGACAGGATCAAAAGATGGACGCCCGGCCCGGCCCACCATTTGAGAAATGTCATAGGTAGCAACTTCCTGCATGCCTCGATGCACCCCTAAAATGATGACACGCCGGGCTGGTAAATTAAGGCCCCAGGCCAAAGTAGAAGTGGCAATAATGACACGCAGCGTTGGATCTTCCTTGAATTGTCTTTCCAGGGCTATACGTTTGCTTTTTTCCAAGTCTGCATTGTGAAACTCACACTTGATCCCCGCTCTTTGCAGAGAAGTCTTCATGCTTTCGCCGGTTCTTTTTGTGTGAGCGAAGATCAAAAACTTGTCATCGGCATAATACTTGACGATATCCAGGGCTGAATTTACCTTTTGTCCTTCGTTTTCTTCGTAAGACTTTTCGCCGTCATAATACTTTTCGTAGTGCAGATTCAACGGACAGGGCCTGTACTTTGACTTCACAAGAAAAGTTTCACGTTGCGTCAAGATGTAAGATACCCAATCGGCGATCTCTTCGACGTTTGGCATAGTTGCCGAAAGAAGGACGAGCCGACACTTTGGGTTAAGCTCGGTGAACTTCATCAAACCCGATTCTAGGTGATCTCCACGACCTGGCACTGTCAATAAATGCGATTCATCGACAACGCATGTTTTAATGTCCAACATCCAACTATTTTTCTCGAAGTTGAAATTACGACATCGGGAATTAAGCATTTCCGATGTAAAGATAATCAGATTGGCCTTTTCAAGCTCCTCACGTCGTTTGTCTGTTAATCTGTAATCCCCGGTGCAGCAAGACACATTTAGATCGCTAAAATGGTGATCAGGGCTTTTCCATTCATCCAGTTTCTCTTGTGCCAATGCTCGGAGCGGACATAAATACAAGCCTTTTCCGCCACGTTCACGTATTTCGTGGGCGAGCATCATTTCTGCTGTTGCAGTTTTCCCAGATGAAGTTGCCGCAGCAATAACGCCATTCATATCCTTGTTGTAATACTCAAAAACCCTAGATTGAACTGGATTAAAATTGGCAAAACCAAATTTAGCATAAGAAGGGAATTTAGAAGTAGGAACTAATTCATTTTGATCTTCTAACTTAATTACTGGCGGCATGTTGTTTCTCCGTAAATTGTTTCTTTTTGAATTTTCCAGTATGCAATTCTTTGTATTGATATATTTTGGGCAATTTTCTGCTCATTTTGGCAACAGGAATCTTTTCTAGCAATTCTGCCAGATACCAAGAATGAATGTTTGCACGCCACACAGACAAATTCTTCCTCTTCACGACTTTCCCAGTGCGACCTTCTATGTTAGCTTCTAAAAGCTCTTTGTCCAATATATTTTTTATCCAAGTAACAACTTTGTATGTCCCACATACTCCTAGGTTTAAATATCTCTTATATTGAACCCATCCATCTCCATCAATGTAACCAGCTATGAAAGCTAACTTGTGTTCTCTAACTAAATCAATAGGTGGATTCAATCGTATTGTTTTGCCTGTGCAAACGTTAAAATTAGAGAACAGATCATCAAGCATTTTAGAAGAAGTTATCGAAATTTCGGCTACAAAAAGCCTCTTTCCTTTCCTAATTCTTTGTCGCACTTTTACAGCAGAGGAGTGACCTATATCACTCATAAACCTTTCAAGTTGGTCTTTATCCTTTACCGCTAACGAGCAAGATAACTCGGACAATCTCCTTTTCCCTCCTTGTCTACGAAGGCTAAAATCGGCAGCAATAAATCCAGCCCAATAACTGTTTAACTCATTTGGAATAGCAAAAAAATCTTCATTAAATTTATATGTTTTATACCTCCCTTTTGGACGCAATTTAACACCAAGTTTCAACAATCTGTATTTTACACTGTTGGCCTTTATGGAAAACTTTTTACCTATTTGGTTTAAGCTCCATCCTTTTTCATTATACAGGATTGACAAATCTTCACTTATAACCATAACATATATAGCACGGTGCAAATAGAAAATTAATTTCAGCAAAACAATTATCTACTGATATATTCTCTATGAGCCATTCTTTTTGATTTTTTCCAATATGCTCGTTGTCAACAGGAATGCTCCAATGGTCATTCCTATAGCACAATAAGCAATTCCATAGGAATCGCCAACATTAAGTTTTGGCCCCTGGAAATACATAATGTAAATCAAGAGCCCTATCAAAATGAAACTAGCCAGCCACATAGCGGCATTGACCAAATAGATGAACCACATGGTTATCCCTTTGTTTGCAAAGTAGTTTAGCAAGCATATCACCTTCTAACAATATCAGATGCCCGCTTGCTGTATTCTCTATCTACATACTCCTGCATGGTATCTACCATGTCATACAACTCATCGCAAGACTTCGCACTGCGAAGCCAGTGATTTATCTCTTCGTTCTCGGAGACTAAGTTTATAGCCTCTGGAAGATCAGCATGCAAACGACTTTCTAGCCTATCTGCTAGAAGTTTGATGTCGTCATATTTGAGAGCGGCCACATATTCTTTGAGCATTGTGTCAAGTTTCCTCATTGTAAACACCTCGATATTAGAGGAACAAAATGAATTACCCAACTCAGTTGACTGAGACGAATCGCAGTTTACTCGCAAGCAATCAATTAAGCAATGTCAAACAACGTCCAATCGGCGAACCTTGTCCCCTTCCCTAGTGACAAATTCATCTTCTAAGACAACCGCCTTTTCCTCATTATCAAAGCGTATGCCCAAATTGAATTTGTCAAGAATGGCAGATCTTCCTTCCCGACTGGCCATGATCCAACAGTAGTCGTCTACATTCACTAATTTACCATCTGCACTTTCTTGATTGACTCCTATCTCCAGAACCACATTGTCCGGCAATAAAAGCTTGACGGACCCGTGCTTTTGAAGATGGGTTATCAGTAATTCTTGTAGTTTGTTGAAGCTCATGGAATGTTCCTCTTAAAAGAATTGTGTAGCTTATATACGGTTATTAAATTGCGATTGACGACAATAACGACTAATAAAAATTAACCTCGTTTGGATTCATGGTTTTGTAATACAGGCCCTCATAAACACAGTCCTTAACCTTGACTTTGTACGGACAGGCGACTGCCTCGTTTTTGCCGTCCTTGGCTACGGACCAACAGTAGATTTTTTTCCCTTCTTTGAATATTTCTACCAATGACAAATGATTTGATCCCAAGAAAGCCTTGACGATTTTAACCACTACCCAAAAGGGCAAAAAAGGATGATGTTGACCAAGGATTTGGAGTGTTTCCAAGAAATACCTACCATGATCGGATTTGCTGTAAAAAATAATGATCGAATAACCATCAACGATTATATCTCTGGATTTGAATATTAAAATGTCATCCTCTTCCTCTGGAGGAACTTTAGGATGGTTGTAAGCTACTAGAATCTCTCCAAGGCCACGCATTTCCTTTACGTGCAACGCAAGTGATTTATGTGGAAACATAAGTTCCTCTCTAAAAATCTATTCATATATACCGATCTGTTTTGTGATTTTGAACCCTTACGATATAATAGTAGAAGGAGGAGATCATATGAAAGACTATCAATGTTTGATGATCAAAACAAAGGACAAACGCAAATTCTTTACGCACGAAGCTAATTTGCCTCAAATTATCGAATTCTCAAAAATGTTCAAAGCTGAGATTTCAACAGTGCAGGTGAGTGAAGCTCAAATATTAGACCTTGAAGAGTTGGCCCCGGCGTTTTGTAATGCCAGCTACACACAGCCTAGCTCATACAAGCTCCTCAAAACTATGTTCCCTACCAAACGCAAACGCAAAAATATACTGAAGAATTCAGCTAAAATCAGAGACTTTATCAGAACCAAACTGTTCAAAAGAGGTCAAATTAGTCTCGATGAACTGAAAGATAGGTTCAAAGACGAAGGTCTTACAACAGCTTGTTTTTGCAACCATTTACGTTTTATGAAGTCCGAGATCGTCGATATGGGCAAAAATTTAGTAAAGGTGAGTGTAGGCATGTACCGCATTGAGGAGATATCTGGGAGTTAAAAAGCCCCAGGAACTTTTCCTGGGGCTAGCATAATCAGCTAACTGTGGCGTTTGCCTCGTCTTCTGCACTATCGAGCGAATCGTCTTTGACTTCTTTCTCGACAATATCTTCACTGTTACCTGCGTTGATGGCTCCCTCGAAAATTGCCAAGTAGTTGCGAAGCTCATCCTCGGTGGCATCTACCATAGCGGGACACTTCAATAGGGCTTCTGATGTTATGCCCTTCCCTAATGTAGCAGTGAAAGTAATTTCCTGTCCTCCAGCCCAAGGTTCGTTTACTTTCCACAAACCTTTGGTGTTAACCCTTTGAATTCTTCTTGATTGTTCAAGTATGCCTAAAACGCCCGAAATAGGATTGACACCTTTGTCAAAGAACAATTGAATGCCTTCCGCTTCTTTGAATGGCGTCGAACAACGGTTCTTTTTGTTTTGAACTTTCAGATTCACACCAATAATTGAACCAAATTCCTTGGTCTCAATTCTCTTCTGAGCTTGCGTTCTCAAACGTACACCGGCATAAAACTCCAAGGCAAGCCCGCCACCTGTGGTCTCTGGATTGCCATACATCACGCCGATCTTCATTCTTGTCTGGTTAATAACCACCAAAGTGGTGTTGGTCTTATCTAACAAAGTCTCCAGCTTCCTGAATTCTTTGCTGCAAATCTTGGCACGTTCGCCAGGCTGTTCCTTTGCCCCTACAACACGCTTCCATTCAGCTTTGGTGTATTCCTCGTCTAGGTTAGTTTCACGCAATTCTCGCTCACAGGGAGAGGCGGAAAGGCTATCATAGACGAAAACCAATGGCTTATCAGGAAACTTCTCACGAACCGCCCTGATAACGTTGTATATTTTACTGAATACTTTCTCCAAAGTATCTGGAGTATAGCGAATGATTTTGCTGATATCGATATGGCTTGCAGCGGCAGCAAACTCACTATTCATGGCATTTTCACAATCCAAATAAATCGGTATGCCGTCGATGGCTTGGGTGCCACGTAAAATATTGGTTCCCCAATAAGACTTGCCTGAAGATGATGGTCCGTAAAATTCGATAATCTTACCGCCTGGAACGCCACCACCTATGAACTTGCCACTAACTATGTAGTTCATAGCTAGGCTGCCAGTGTCGATGTAATATTTTGCATGATCGCAATCACGAAGGATGTTGCCTCCGGTGGCCGTGGCCAAAGAAGACAGATCGTCAAGAACGACTTGTTCGCTAGTTGCTTTTTTGGTTCTACTCATTTGTTTCCTCGTTGGTTATAGTTTTAGTTAATGACGCACTTAGTTTACAAAAAAGGCCCCACAGTTCTCCCCAAAGAATCTGTGGGACCAAGGTACACACATGTTAACGTGTGTTACGACTGCATTCTTCTAAGCTCCTCCATGAAATCCTGCTCAGTCATTGCTGCATCTTCTGGAGGCGGGGTTCCTGCCACAACAGGAGTTGGCGTTGCTGGGGTTGCCGTCACCGTAGGCTTCGGTGGAGCGGCTGTAACGGTCGTTGTCGCCGTAGAAGTAGCTGCATTCACTTGCTCTTCCAGGCTAGGAGCCTTTTTACGCTTGTTACGGAATTTGCTGATGTCATACTGCTCTTCTTGAGCCGGTTCGCCATCCAAATACTTCTCAAGCATGACTTCCATCTCTTCTACGGTCTTAAGAACTCGTAAAGAGTCAAGATCGTGCAGACTGTTGATCCACTTGTCGATCTGATCTGGATTGCCCAGTGGCGTTTGATCCTCAAAATCTGACTCGTCATACTCTGGATATGCGTCTTTACCTTCACCTTTGAGACGCTTCCTGATGCAAAGATCTCGGCCTGTCTTCGGGTTGGTAACATCACCATAACCCTTCTTCTTCATGCTTGGATCGCCCACGATGCCACGAATGATTTTTTGGTGCATGGTCTTGCCACAACTGTAAATCAGTGGACCAACATCAACTTCTGGAGCATTGGTCTTGCGATTGAGTTGAGACCTAGCAATCACATTGTAATAGTATCGGTCGACAGGCTTGATAGCTCTGGCCTGAATCTTGATCTCTTCTGCTTCTTTCTTGCGACCAGCCTTTTCAAGCTTTTCAATGTCTTTCCAAAGATCATTGTAGTACTTGCAAATGACACAAGGTCGCTTCGGATCGGCATCTATCCAACGACCATTTGTCAAAGTCTTGGTGCAATGAACATTGCGATCATCCAATTTGTGGGTTCTGGTAGAACAGAACAGGTTCTTACCTTTAGCCTTTGGCAAAAGGCGTACGGTAACGTATCCTGCTTTCTCGGGCATACGAACGAAGTTCTTCAGAAAGTCCTGATTGCCTTGACTTTCAAGTCGTTCTGCTTCGTCATTCAGTTCCGCCAAATTAAGTTCGTCAAAATCAGCCATAGTTATCTCCTGTTAGTTAAAGTTTTCGCCACCACTTGAGTGGTGAGTAGGTTGTAAATAATATCGCTGTTTTAGTCAATCTCATTCAGGAGATTTTTTTGAGTTCATAGAAATGACATTAGTCATAGCGGTAGGACCGGCTTGCCACGGCGTTATCATATGAGGCTCAACAGGCTTAGGATTGGACTGATTCGATTCGGCTTCTAATGCCTTCAACACTTCCATATTATGAAGCAGTTGTTTTTTGATTTCTTCTTCCTTGATAGCCTTGGCTGTAAGAAACTCTGCACGGTTAATAGGCTTTCGCTTTGGATTAAGCATTTGCTCGCCGAGCAGTATTTGCCTTTTTTCTTTTTCTTTAGCCCGCAAACTCATGCGTTTTTCAAGGATCTTCTTCTTAACCTGTCGTTCACGATCTTTCTTCTTTTGAAATTTCTTATCCATTATCCTCTCCTTAGTTTTCTAACATCCGGGACATCCCCGTAATCTAAGTCTATATCATCTGGTGGATTAATTGGCACTGGAGAATTTACTTTTCTTCCTTTTGGAGCCCTTCCCTTTGGTCGTGGATTGCTCTCTTCATTTATCTCAGCGGTTTTTCTTTCAGACCTAGCAACAATAGCCATCATATCTTCATCTACTCCAGCCAAGGAATTCTTAGATTTTGATCGGGCACGTACATCAAGCATTTCCATAGGTTGCCCGCCAGCATCATCTCCTAATGCCATTCCACCTTGCATAGCCGCTTGCCGTAGTGCTTTAGCTCGCTGCATGGCAATATTCTCTGGGCTCCTGGAAGTAGCGGCTCGCTGGGCGGCAGCTATAGCTTTTGGCCCGCCCTTCTTAAGCTTGTTAAGATCAGGCATAGAATCATAACCAGCATCATCGTATAACAACTTAGCCCTTGTTTGTGGTCTTACAGCGGCTGCATAAGTTTCTTCGCCATCACCATCAACAAGCCTTACTGTGGATTTCAAGAAATACTTACTGTCTACTTCTACTGTTCTTTCTGCATCATCTTGCATGGTGTACACAGAACTGCCAAGAATACGGCCTGGTCTTTCAGAGAAAACTGGATATTTTTTGCCCTCTGAAAATTGCAATCTCTTTTGTTTAATCTCTAGCAACATAGGAAGGTCGCTATCCAAAACCACTTCCTTGACTACTCGACGATTTCCACTTGTTGGGCTATGTGCATGAATATTCACCTCTGGAGCAAGATGCTCATGTGGTTGAGCCCAAGGAGGCAATGGTGCCGCACCAGGAGGTGTACCACCCGAAGGACCAGCGTAAGGAGCAGCAGCAATCTCCTCGGCAGCGGCTACCGTAATAGTTCCATCAAGATTGAACTTTTTGTTCTTGATGATGAAACCACCCTTAGTTTCCTTGCAACTTATTTTTGCCTTTTTGAATTCAAAAATTTCCCAGTCAACTACCCATATGTCACGCCGAGCTAACAAGCCCATTAAACTTGAAGCAAGCTTCTCAATAGTCGTATCTTCATATGCATCGCCAACTTTACAAGTCTTTTCTAACATCTCTTCTTTGTTAAAATTGCCATCATCCAACTTCTCGTTAAAGTGATATCTTATTTCGAATCCCATGATTTTTCCTTTGTACTTTCTCTAATAGGAGTAGCTGGCTGTCTCTATTGTCATGTCTCAAAAGCAATTTGAGACAGCCAGTCCTATCTATTTATTAACTTTCACACGACTTTTTCAAATTACTTTTTAACAAGACCGACACCGTATCGAGTGTTGACAACGATGGAAGTCCTATTATTTCCTTTGCAAAAATCATGGTATGCATCCCAACTTGGCTTGTGATTATTGATATAATCCATTGCTATGATGCCATTTAAGCTCATGTGAGACCAGCAAACATCAAGAATTGATCTGTAAGTATCGTAGTTAAACTCGTCGTCAATAATGACCATATCCCAATTCGTCATGGTCAACAAACGCCTCGTCTCTTCATCATGGATGCCGCCTACATGAAGCCACATATCGTTTTTGTAGTGGTCCCTTACATTCCTGCGGCCAAGATTAGGCGAGTAAAATTCCTCAATTCTTTGTTGAAAACCGACAAATTTTTTTACCGTTTTGCAACCTTTCAAAAAACAGGCACTGCATAGTCCAAGACGAAACCCAACTTCTACAAAATTCTCTGGGCAAACCAAGGTTCCTAACCAATAGTAAAAGGGAATGTAACGAGGGTCTGTGTAGGAATTGGTTTTCCTCGACTCCTCATCAATGACCCGCAAACGATCCAAAAATATTCCAGATGGATATTGCTTGTCAAGTTTTTTCTCAATTTTACTTTTGAGTTCCTGTAAATCATCCATTGGGCCTGCTATAAGATAGTGTTGAAATGAAAAGACCTTCATGAAAACAATTCATGAAGGTCTTTTTTTGAGGAGATTGTGTCTCCATTTTGGGTTGACCTGTCTCCTGGCCTAAGACCATCCGAGACCCATGAAAGTCATTACCCAGCATAACCGGAATTTACACCATCCTCATGGGCAGATGTAGACCCGATTGGTTATGCAACAGGGATACACTATCTAGTTTTCGCAATCTTTTTCTCACCTGAAAAAAAGTTCAGTGCCTGAAATTAGCCAAGTTCGGCTGCGTCGATAGGCGACTTCTCCAGATTGCTCTTGAATTTCTTGGCTGCCTTCATGAAAGTATTGAAGACATCCTCCTAGTTAAATACCTACTTAACCTCGACCTGGAATTGTCGCCGTGAACCATTCAGGCGGCACTAAAAGAAGATTCGTATTACTTTTTTCAAACATCCAGCGAGATGAATAAGGACTGTAATCACCGCCCTCATCGGCATCAGCAGGCACAACAGCCACAACTGTATGAAGTCCGGCTTCCAGAATAATCTTTGTGCAGTCGATACAAGGCACCCCACATGCACAAATCATCCAGCAATCAAACAACGGCCTTCTTGCTTTGGTTACGGCATCTGTCTCACCGTGAATACAGGTACAAAGCTCTAACCTCTGCCCGCTCGGGGCACCTATGATCCTTCGTGGACAAATGCCACAATGAGAATAATCTTTGACGAATTTATCTCTTAGTTCTGGTGCGTATCCACCACCCTTCATCGCAACCATCAATTCATGTGTGCTGAGTTGTGGCACAACTACCTTCTCTAGGTAATCAGGGTCGTCACATACAGGTAAATTCACAGGAGGACCATTATGTCCAACGGAAACTACATCATCATGCACTGGGTCTACAATAATGACGCCAATGCTTCTTGATAAGCAGGGTTTTTCATTCTCTTTGGCAAAGACTGCCATTCTCATCCACTTTTGGAGATTTTTGGCACCTTCTGGAGTCATTGGTTGATTTTCTATTTTCGTTATCATTCAGCACTCCTTTGCTTATGATTACCTCAGCTTGAGTTTCAAGCCACACGACTGCTCCACATGAAAGCGGTTTGTCTGGACTATAAACTACTTTGCAAGGCCCTTTGATTTCCACTTCATGAGCATAGACATTACTTTTATATGTCTTAATTGTCAATGGAGGATTCCGCTTGCCGGTTTTGCGGTTTATCTCTGGGCGGCGGGAAAACCTCTACCATCTCTCTGAATAGAGAGATGGCTGGTTGCAAAGCGAGCGACCGAAGGGAGCGAGACTGCAACCAGCCCTTTAGGGTAGAGGATGAGAGCCGCCCTTAGTGGGGGTAGTTCACGATTTAACAAACGTCAGTTGCATAGCCATGAACATCATATTCTTCTTCTGCCGGATATATCAAGGCAGAATTAGCTTGTTTTTCAACAAATGCTTCCTTGGCTATTGTAAGTTGTTCAATCAGTTGATCCACCTCTCTTGGGTTTAAGGAAATCCTAAACTCAGAATTCATGGCCATATCAGAACTAAAAGGGTTTGGGACAGTTGAACCGAAATCTGGAGAAATCTAGGGATACCTCAAGAAAAATCTTGCCAAATCCGTGATTTTGCTTCAGAAAAACAGGACTAACCCTGCTATATAAGGATATGCTACTCGTTGAGCGACACCAAATACACGGAACTCCTGAAATTGTCCGACTCTGCACACTCAGCAAGGAACTGTACAACAAGTGCAACTTCCTGATGAGGAGAGCATGGTTCGGCAGTACAATGCTACCCAACATCAACACCCTCATCGCTGCTGTCAAAACCGAGGACTGCTTTCGTAACCTGCACAACACCAAGACGGCAAAGCAAACTATCCGTAAGTGTTTGACTGATTGGACGAATTTCAAGAAGGCACTCAATGCCTACAAGAAAGACCCGAGCAAGTTCCTTCGGTGTCCCAAACCGCCGTACTACAAAGACAAACTGGCTCAGGTCATCTTCTACAACGAAACCATCAAGGGAGGACAATCCAAGAAGAACCAGAAACTCATGACCATCACGCCGAGTAACAACTGCTTCGGCATCAAAAGCGTCAGAGACTACAAGCAAGTGGTCATCACGCCCAAGACTTTTGGCTTTGTGGTGGACGTACAGTACGAGCGTGAAATCAAGAAAGAGAAAGTCAGCAAAGACAACGTATGTTGTATCGACATTGGCGTAAATAATTTGGCTACGATAACCTCCGGTCAACTCGGTCATCCGATATTGGTCAACGGTCGTATCCTCAAGAGCGTCAACAGGTTGTACAACAAGTACCCCAACAAGAGGACGAGCAGGAAGCGATACTTCCAGATTGAAAACTACTTCCACCATGCCAGCAAGTTCATCGTGGACCTGTGTGTCAAGCACGGCATCGGTTGCATCATCGTGGGCAAGAACGATGGCTGGAAACAAGAAGTCAAGATGCAGAAGGAACAGAAGCAAAACTTCCAGTACATTCCATTCTGGCGGTTCATTGAGAAAGTCAAGTACAAGGCAACATTGGCTGGTATCGTCGTAGACTTCACCGAAGAGGCATATACCAGCAAGGCGAGTTTTCTTGACCATGACGAACTGCCTGTTTGGGATGCCAAGCCGCCACACTTGTCGGGTAAGAGGATCAAGGGAATATACAAGACATTCCGCCCTATTCATGCTGACGTGAATGGAAGCCTGAACATCGGGCGAAAAGTAATCGGGGATAAAGTCTACGAGACTTTCCCTGATAGGAGCATTGCCGCAATGCCAGTACGAGTAAAGTTTTCAGCGTATAACGGCTGAAAACGGGTTGGTTTCGTCAAACCCAGATTTCCCTAGATTTCTGGGAACGGTTCTTGCCAACAGTGGCGGTTATTTGTATTGTTCTCCAGGCTGGACAATGAACGTATAAACTACCATTTTCAACATGAAAAGACTTATGATCTGTATGATACTTTGCAAATGCTGACATATATCTCCTTTGCTAACAAAATTCATTTACCAATTTTTCTCTAAAAATTCCGTTTCAACTTCCTGACGCCATCCTATTCCACCTAAATTAAGCATTGTTGTAGTCAGGATGTTCTTTGTAACTTGCCTCGAAAACAGAAAAATTGTTCTTCTTTTCTAAGGCTTCTGTATACTTTTCATAAAACCATTTCCCTCTGCTTTTTTTACCGTTTGGTGTAGCTACGACAATACAATTCCCCCCGCAAGAAAGTTGTGGCCACATACATTTCCACCATTTATCCATGTCTTCGATAAAAGCGGCCTCATCTATGAAAAGATGACTTATTGCCATTCCACAAGTCGCCTCTGGTACAACAAAACGTATTCTACTGCCAGTATCTCCAAATTCTTTCAAATGGTCATTGCATCGAGTCATCCTTGGATGCAACCATTGCGGCAATTGTGCAATCATCCTTTGAACAATATCGCCAATAGCAATTGCTTCTCTGTCCGTTTTACTCAACACGACAATTTGTTGATTCGGCTTAAACATAGCAAGCCATAGCAAATATGCTACCGTATAAGTTGTGAAGGCCCCTTGTCGAAACTTCTTGACAATAGAAAAACGATTGTTTTGATAATGCTCAACAAGCCTCTTATGATACGGATACACATCCAAATGTATCAAACCACGGGTCGGATGCCAAACCTTCAGATGCTTGGCGAAGCAAAAAAAGTCTTTGGCACAGTCAAGGTATTCTGGCTTTCTTTCACCAAGATCTACTTCTTCTTCAGCTTCCTCTAACCTATCTTTGATCTTACTCAAGAACTTTTCGATGACTTTGTTTACCCCGTAAGTTTCATTGAGAATATCATATAAACGTTTCCAAGATGCAGCGTCTTGTGTGTACGTCAACTTCATTAATTTCACTTTTCTCCTATTAGTTTTTTCAATTCTTCATTTGCTTCTAAGGCGTCACGATATTCACAGGCCAAAACATTGTATATGTTCTCTCCATGCATAGAAAGAGCCAGGAACATCTCGTTGTCAAGAGTCATTTTGGTCTTAAATTCAATTTCAATGAAAGGACAAAAATTGTCTGGATTCAATATCGGCTTAGAAACTTTCAATTCCATGTTACCATCCGTATTTAGCCATCATAATCTCATCTTCTTTCATGATTTCAAAAGCAGTCTCAACATCAAAACTGTCCCATTTCTGGCAATGTCCTTCCGTCCACGTTTCCTGTTGATACATATCTGATTCTGGATTATTGCACGGACCTGGATTCCAACGAGGTTGATTACCGAACGATCCATCACCATTACCTTTATCGGTGCCTTGCCAGAAACGACAACTCCTGCACTTGCCCCACCAGTCCGAGTGAATTCGCTTGCTTTCTTCTTTATTCATGTTTCAACGCTCTCTTCAAAACATTGTGAACTACCCCTGCCCTAGGAATACAGATGCTTCACTTGTCCTCTGCCTTGACAAGCGAATGACCCTTTAGCCATTCTGTATGACCGTCTTGGAACTTACAGTTATATTCAAAAGGAAAGAAATCATCCCTGCAAAAAATCCCTACATCAATAAGTTCAAACTCCTCGAATTCTCTACAATATGATGGATGTAAGCACATCCTTTCTCCTTTTTTGTAAGGAGACTCGGACCAAAGTAACTCTTTGAACCTTTCTGCCTTCAACTTGTTTTCGTTTGTCTCAATCACTTCGTATGCTCCTAATATCGTGGCTCTTGTTCCTTCTCGCATGGCAAGATATTCTTTGAATGATGTAATCATGCAGTATTTACTGTTTCATCCATCAATTCTGCTGCCTCCTCAAATGGATCAACTTCCTCATCATCTGCCTCTGACACTGCTTCTCCAACTTGAAGCGTTTCTGCTAGTTTCTTCTTGTTTTTGCTGCCCTTTGGACGACCACCACGCTTGCCAGCCGTGCCGAGAAACATGTAAACAAGCTCAACACGTCCTGCACTAGCTCCTCATTGTCATCCTTGGTTGCTTTCTCATCCAAAAACTCTACCGTGCATCCCAATCCCTTGAAGAACCGCATCAAGAACTTGAAACCATAACGAGCCAGCCTGTCCTTGTACTCCACGACGATGTGGTTTACTTCCTTCTTGAGAACCGCATCAATCAGTTTGTGCAGTTTCGGGCGGTTATCGTTGAGTCCAGACCCAATCTCGGAGTATTCTTTTACTTCTCCGTAACCTTTGTCCTGACAGTGCTTTTTGAGCCGTTCTACCTGTCGCTCAAGGTTCTCTTTTTGTTTGGCGGTACTGCATCTGGCGTAGTAGGCATACCGCTTGAGTTCTTTTACTTCACCTATCTGGAGCAGTCCTTGAATATCATCTTCCAGCCATCTCCGATGCCCTCCAGCCGTTCTTTTTGGTTGAAGTTTGCCGTCTCGTTCCCATTTCAGGAGTGTATCATGGTGTACACGGTACTTTTCCCCTATTTCGTTTGCTTTCAGTAACATTGCCATTCACCAATTCATTCTGGATATTGGTGAGCCACTTCACAAAGTCTTCACGGTTTGGCGTTTCCTCCCACGGTTGGTCAAATTCCATGCGTTCACCGTTTACAACGGCATATTCTTTGGTCAGTTCGCTCACTTCTACCTTTATCATAGTATTCATCGTCATTTCCTTTCAAAAACTTTAGGCGATTTTCATGGATTTTCTGGTTTTATCATTGGTTTAGTGAAAACTGCTAATCCTCCTTAGTTAGATTTAACGATTTCGTTTACACGTCTTTCCAAATCACTTTGCTCCATCATAATGTCAACCCTAAGCTTGTCCATTTCTTTCCTCAAGAAATGACCACGGGATTGAGCATTTTCATGGGCTCGGTCCCACGAACGTAAATGCTGCTGTAACAGCCTTACTTTGTGTTTTGACGCAATGAAAGCCAAGTTTGCCTTCTCTACGTCTTCATCTGCCCGAGCCGATTGTTCAGCCATTTTGTCTGATTTGCCCTGATCTTTCCACTCCTTGAACCTTTCGGCAAACATGACATCATGATGACTTTCCAGGCGTTGCATAACGTATTCGGCATCAGCCAAAGCCCAGCCAAAGTAATCATAATAGGCCGCTTCGGTCTCCAAGAAATTACTTAGAGTAACCTCATTGAATTTCATGTTCTCAGGATCAAGAACAATCTGCTTGTCACCTATTTCAATTACTCTTTTTTCATCAAGCATAGCATCCCCTATTCGATAATGACGACCTTACGCTTACCATATTCGTCATCTTGTGTTAGCCATTCTCCACAAGTCCTCGCTCTCACCTGTTTGACCTTACCGACTTGAACCAGTGCGGCAGTGCCGTAGCTAGGATGCTCTCGAACTACATGAGCGTCCTGATCAAACTTAGAAAGATTCTCGATAAGCTGTTTTACGGTAAGCATAATCGGTCTCCCTTATTGTAAGGATAGTAAAGCACGAACACAAAAAACGATGATAACAACAATGAGCGATTAAGCAATACGAATTATTGTCTTTCGCCTTCTGATGGAGTAAAGCTTCTTGTGGCCCGCTCTGCCATTTGTTCGGCGGTAGCATCGGAATCTTTTGATGATACCTTGGCCATACGACCTCGATATGTATCATCGCTTATATCAGACATTCTCAATGTCTGATCCTTGAAATCGTACTTGATCTTGAACGAGAATTTACTTCTACCGTTACGAGTCTTGGCCACATATATCCTACCAACCTCTGCTTTTTGTTCATTGGCAGTCTGATTGATCGTCCAAAATGCATCCAAAACACGATTCTGCATAAACGAGTCGGCCAGCTTGGATTCATCAATGAAATCCTCAATCTTAAGCTCGGCGGCAGACTTATTTGGCTGTAATGCAGTAAGTGTGCAATGGTTGGACTCTACGCCAAAACCACGAAGGTCTCGAAGAATGCGGAACCTGGACTCCCAGGTTGGAATACCGGGGAAATCCTTCATATCTCCGATGTAATCAACAATCATAAGGTCTGGCTTAAAGCCCCACATTCCTAACTGGGCGTAATAAGCTCGGAAGGTGTTAACGTCGGCGGTTCCAGATGGAAATTGCTTAATTACTAATCGTCGCTTGTCTTCGTAATCCCGCACGCCTTCAAGCAACGCTCGTTTGACACCTTCTCGCTGCTCTTGCAATTTATTGTGACCGATTGATGTTGTCATACAATCAAATCGCTTTGCCACTCGATCCTGATCCATTTCCGTAGTGATATACAACACCTTTTTGCCGCCACTGACATTCAAAACCGAAGCTTGTACCAATGCCAAGGATTTCCCAACACCTGGCAAAGCCATGTAAGCACCAATTTCACCACGTCTCAGACCACCATCATCGAGACCACGATTGATCGGCTCGAATCCCGTATGAAACACTTCAATACCGCTTTCCTTCTCTTCTTGCATGCGATTATAACGCTCGTCAATAGTTTCGTAGTAATTCAAGCCAATATCCGATTGGCGATCAACCAGTCGGGCCTCATTCAGGATTTCATTCACTTCAACCCAAGTGTCATCCAGATGCGGACTTTTGCGAATAAGGGCCAAAGACTGGGCAAATGCTTGTCTCATAGCCTGCGTCTTGGCAAATGCCAGGATTTTATTGATGATTGCTTCGGGGGAATCCAAGCCAGGCAGCATGTCGCCAACACCGCCGTTGGTGTAATAGTCGTAGACTAAATTAAGTTCAGCAACATAAAGCAATTTCATGCTTTCGTAGGTTTCTTCGTTGTGTTTGTAGCGTACCTTTAGATGATCAATCAATTCCTGCTTAAGGAAAATCTTGCTCGGTTGCTGTTTGTGAGCATCAAAATATTCAAAAAGGACTTTCGCAATCGCTTGATGAATTTCATTGGTGAAGTAATTTTTCTTGATCAGACCAACGCTTTGTTGCATAAAGTAACGGTCACAAAGCAATAAGCCCAGGACGACTCTTTGAAAGTCCTCGTCCCAGGCGTAATGCACCTGACTTTGTTGATTAGGGTCAGAAAGTTTAGCAAAAAGTTCTTGATCTTGTTCGTTGAGCATAGAAGCCTCTCAATTATGTTCGTAGTTTTTTACAGTCTTTTTGCCATCTACAGCCTCTTTGATTACATCAAGATACTTACTCAATACCTTGGCGACCGTTTCATAATCATCAGCGATCTTCTCTTTTTCAGCTTCGTCAAAGCAATTTTCGTAATCCCTGGCCAATTGCACACAGGTGTCGTAAAAATCGATGATGTCAACAAAAACATCATGAAGTGGATTGTCGAAGTCCTCTAAAGACTCTCGAATGCGGGCAACGAATTGGTCTCGCTCAAAAAAGAAACTAGGATCATACATGACTGTCCTCAATGAAAAAATGCTACGCCTGGCATGTTTACTTGAATAGCTTGCGGGTTCTCTTTGTCTAACGACAAAACAACCTGATGGGTAAAACTACGCCAGTTACCGTCCCAATCCTTAACGGTCCAGCCAGTAGCCCCTGATACACACAGGGGAATTACCAATCTGAGATTGGGCATGAGCTTAGGATGCATGCAAACACTGACACGATTGTGCCAGGAAAAAACTTCTGTTTCATCTTCCCTAGGCCGCAACGGCTCTTCATGAACTTCTATTTTGATGACATGAATCTCAGATTTGCTTCCCAAAATTCTACCCATCAAGACAGGAATGTTTCTAGGCGTTAGACCAGTTTCTTCTTGTAACTCCCTCCGTGCCGCCTCGATAACAACTTCGCCCTCTTCAATCTTACCGCCAGGCATATTGAGCATGCCTTTGAGTTCTTCGGGACGATCCTTAAGGACCATCGGCAAGGTATTATTCTCGCTTGGAGCGTATATCAAGACATATTGCTTTTGCATTTTACCATCCTTGGAATTCAGGGAGCTTTTTGAAATCTTCTTCAGCCATTTCCTTGGCCTGTAAAGTTATTTCGCTTTCATCCTCATCAAGGTTAATCTTTAATTCATCAAAGACTTCCTGCAAGGAAGAAAAAGTGCAAGAAGAACCGCACATTCTCATTTCGTATACTCTCATGGCAGGAGTTTATCTTGCCATGAGATATTTGTAAATATCAACCGTAAATAAACCTATGAATAAACCAGAAGTTAATCCAAAGCGAACAGGCGTCAAAGCTAAAACAGTCGTCTTCACTGCCGATGATTTTTGTGATTATGCCGAGCCTGGATCTGTACAAATTAAGCATGATGATTGCAATGGTCATTACATGGTGAACGCCTGCCCTGGATGTGGACGTGTTCAAGCAATGCATATTGGCCACCCAAAACCCAGCGATTCACCAAGTTGGGATATTACTATCGGCTCAGTTAACGATGTAACAACGATGACACTTTCGCCAAGTATTAACTGTATTGGATGTTGTAAATGGCATGGGCACCTTCGGAATGGTATATTCGAGTCATGTTGAGGTGTATTTGTCAAAATATATTCTGACAAATACACTAATTTGTCAATACTAACCATTTCCAGCAGTTGCTAGGTAGTCGTAATCCGCAAGCGAAACGAGGCCAGCCCGAAGGGCTTTTTCTTTGGTAATCTTGCGGCCCATGCTCTTCTGGGTGTTCCATGTAATTGATTTGCAATAGACCCTAAATCTATTGTCAATAGTCAAAATCTGGTCCTTATTTGGCCTAGCTACTTTAGGGACAATTTTGCTTAGCATTTTTTCCAGTAGGGCTTCTTGGTAAGGGCCAAACTTTTGACGTGAAGCACCGTGACGTGTTCGATTAATCCAAAGTGAAAGAAGTTCTTTTAAGATGAGCATTGTGAAATCACTGGTGGAACTCTTTGTTTCCGTCATCCTACTCAAAGTAATTTCCGCCTCTTCCTTCAAATAGCTTTCGGGCTTAATCTCCTCATTGTTGATGATGGAATTTAATAGCATTTCAATGGCTTTTGGACCACCGGCAAATTCTATACAACGAAGCAAACTGCTTTCAATGTAAACCTGCCTTTTGTAATAACAGCCTGCCCGACATAGTGACCACAAAAGTTCTTGACGAATGTCATCGAATTCATCGGTATGATTGTTCTTCTTGTTTTTTCTCAGCAACTCCCAGGATTCAAACTTAGTAAGCTGTCCGAATTCTTTTTCAAGTTCGAAATATTCCTCGTCTTTAATCTTGAAATCTCTTGTGATGATCTGCTGGGCAGAAACTGTAGTGGTCATTCATTCTCCTTTTTAGTGCCTTGTCCCAGGATTAATCCCAGAACAGCACATTGTTACATTCAATTAGCCTCCTTTACTTCTGTTAAGGAGTCGCCTACCTTGCAACTACACTGTAATTTTAAGCCAACGCAAAGCTCACTTTCAAGTTCTAATGTCTGTTTGGCTAGCGAACAAACCGTCGCCAAGACTGATTTGGCCGCACAGATGTAATATCCATCATGGACGTGGCAGATTATCTTGCCATAACCTCTAATGGCATTATGCAACTGTATCAACTTCTCCAGGCATACCAGCGAAGCGGGCGACTGCACAGCAAAGTTTCGCATTGGGACAAGATAACTCTTGTCCTCAAAAAACCGTTGCCTGCCAAAGTGATCCTTGCGAACCTCACCTCGCTGATTCTGAAATTCTTCTATCCACGCAAAAGATCGTGAGAACAGTTTACGCTCCCTAGAAACGATCTTGTCGGCAGTCTGAAAAGGCACCTCTAATGCCTTGGACAGAGAGTCTACCGACATACCATATATAACCGGCAAGAAAGCTTTTTTGACCAAATCACGCTTCTTTTCAGAATCGCACTCGCCCCCTGAAAGCAACTTGAAAGTAGCTTTGTAGAAGTCCTCACCGCTCGCCAGTATTTTACTAATTCCTTCATCCTTCGACAGCCACTGAAGTATAGTGACTTCCATATGACGGAAATCAAGCTCTATAAAGCTATCCCCCATCTGCCTTGGATAAAGATTATCCTTTACCTCCTGGCTAAGGCTATGAGGATTGAAATGCTTCTTGTACGCCTCCGGGCATTTCATTCTGCCGTTCTTGCCTTCGATTTCGTAGTAAGGATGCACCACGGTCTTTTGTTTGCGATCAATTAGACCGTTGGTTTCGATGGCCGGAATGACTTTGGTAATCAGCGGCACGTAGATCTTCTGATAAATCGATTTAGCTGACGCCCAGGATGGATCTGAGAATATCTTCCCCAAACGAGAGGTTGCTTCTGCGTAACTCTCCGGGGCTTTGTTCATAAGACCAAAGTAACCTTCAATTATTTTCAGGTCGAAAACTTGACACTCAGGCTCAAAATCAGCCCTAGTGATATGCTTGAGGTAGCTAAAGAAGTTCTTGATGTCCCAAACGACGTTAAAGGTGTCGTAGCCAAAAACAGAATCCTTTAAGACGCTTGCGATTTCTAGGATGGAGGTGCGATCAAAAGGTATCGTGACGGAACTGCGGGCAGACTTGATCTCGATGCTTCCTTTGAAATCTGGCTGGGTGAAGTCAAGAACCTCGGGCAGGAACCGTATGTAGAAGTTTCTGCCTGTCTTCAAAAGTCCTTTAATCTGAATCGCTAGTTCTATTAACGTCATAGTCGTCGGCTCCAGGAAAAGGACCGCATTTATCGCACCACTCGCCGCTCATTCTTGGCCAACGAGGATCTTCTGTGTGATAGTTTACCTTGCCGCCACAGATATCGCAAATAGTATCACACTCGCAATTAGGCTGTGTTTTGCCAGGCCGTACGGCAACATGAGGGGTGCCACATTTCGGACAATAAGCTTTTACTTCTTCATTCCACCACATAAATTCATCCCACCACATAGATCACTCCTTTTAACGCAACGATTGCATAATTGCTAGCCCAGGCTCCCAAAACTGGGTGATAAACCGACTTCCGAGAAGGTTCCCTTGATGATGTCCTTTACTTGTTCAGCATGCCTGGCGGTTGTAAGAATCGAGTCATGAACAGATAGAAACGGAACCGTCTTCAAGGCATGAAGTTTATTACAAACACCGCTGATCATCAAATCGGCTTCCAACCTCTGCATCTCCAGCGGTAGATCCCTATAATCGTTCCGCTTGTGGTAGTCGATCACCTTTTTGACGGCAGGGAATAACAAACTAAATTGCCTACTCAACTCTGTCTCGGTCCCCAAACGAGAATAAAATATCTCAGCGAAGAATTTCTTCTTAAATCGAGACCTATCTTCTATCCCAACTTCCTCCATCAAAAAATCGTACAACTTGCCCGTCTCCACCAAACTAACAAAAAAAGTCGCATCATTACTTGGAAGAAAAGAAGATAGAGAGATAGATTTTTTCAATAGTACACTGAAGATTAAAGGTTGAGAGTTTTTGATATCAACATTGACTAATGTTTCTTTACCAATACTCAAGTATGGTCTAAATTTACTCCACAGACATGCTGCATTATGATACACTCTTCCTCTTTCATCGACACCAAAAAACCAATCCTTTGCTGCTATCTTCTCCAACATCAATGATTTTTGACTTATATTCTCTTCGCCTATTAGCAGTTTTGCTGCTTCTTCGTAGTTTATCTCAAGTTTATTCAACCATTGCCAGAGTGCTTCATGCACTGGTGTTAGCAGTGTAGGCTTCCACTCCCGTCTCTTCTTGATCAAAACCTTCTTTTTCAAGGCTATTCTGCCTACCCAGTTTTTACGGTAATTAGGCCCTAGCCTATATCCAAGACACTTCTCTCTTGGGCAGTATCTACCATCGCACTCGATGGCTTCGATACTAATCAAGGCATCTTTGATTGCTTCGGTATGCTTCCCGTGTATTTGTTTTCTAAGCAGGGTCGCTTTAAGGGGAACATAGTCGGTATCCTCGCAATTTACTTTGTATGCGTTGACGAGGACGATGTGAACGAACAGGCGACCATAGTCAGAATGACACGGCAGATGCATCTCATCCAGGGCTAGATTTATTGGATTGTAGATGAACATTATTGCCTAAGTTAGCTAGATTACTTTTCTTCTCGACCACTTGCTATAATCATAGTGAGCGTTCGCATTTTGGTCAATTGGAATTGACTTATTCGAACCGGATGTTCAAAATGACGACCTATTTTCAGGAGTGGCAAATGAGCAATATCTGGAGATTCGACATGCTACACAAAGCAATGTTAGATACTTGGCCTTCGTGGGATGCCGCTCAAGCTAGTAGAGATTTATGTTTCAATGCGTGGAGGAAGGGGTATATTGACTTAGATCAGTGGCAAATTATTTGCCGATATTCAAGAATCAATCCCTACCTTTGTCAGGCGTAATATGTGGAAGCGACTAGATCACCGAACATTAGAAGAGCTTGCTAAAGGGTTCGATACAGTTGGTGGCAAACTTGGAAGAAATTGCCTAATCTTGGAACAAAATCTTGCCAAATCCATAATTTTACCTCTGAAAAACAGGACTAACCCTGCTATATAAAGACATGCTACTCGTTGAAAGACACTTGATCGACGGAACACCCGAAATCATCCGACTCTGCACCCAAAGCAAGGAACTGTACAATAAGTGCAATTTCCTCATGCGGAAAGCATGGTTCGGCGGCGAGAAGTTACCCGACATCAACACGCTCATCGCCGCCGTCAAGAACGAGGACTGCTTCAAGAACCTACACAACACGAAGACAGCAAAGCAAACCATCCGCAAGTGCTTGACCGACTGGACGAATTTCAAGAAAGCACTCAATGCTTACAAGAAAGACTCAAGCAAGTTCCTAAGATGTCCTAAACCACCGTACTACAAAGACAAACTAGCTCAAGTCATTTTCTACAACGAAACCATTAAAGGAGGACAATCCAAGAAGAACCAGAAACGCATGACCATTACGCCGAGCAACAACTGCTTCGGCATCCAAAGCATCAGAGACTACAAGCAAGTGGTCATCACGCCCAAGACCTTCGGTTTTGTAGTGGATGTACAGTACGAGCGTGAAATCAAGAAAGAAAAAGTCAGCAAAGATAACGTGTGTTGTATCGACATTGGCGTAAGTAACTTGGCTACGATAACTTCAAATCAACTGGCTGAACCCATATTGGTTAATGGTCGTATCCTCAAGAGCATCAACAGGTTATACAACAAGCACCCCAACAAAAGAACGAGTAGGAAACGGTATTTTCAAATTGAAAACTACTTCCATCATGCCAGCAAGTTCATTATTGACTTGTGCGTGAAGCATGGGATTGGTCGGATCATTATCGGCAAGAATGATGGTTGGAAGCAGGAAGTCAAGATGCGTAAGGAGCCGAAACAGAACTTCCAGTACATTCCTTTCTTTAGGTTTATCGAGAAGATCAAGTACAAGGCGATACTGGCTGGTATCGTTGTGGACTTCACGGAAGAGGCATATACCAGCAAGGCGAGTTTTCTTGATCGTGATGAACTGCCTGTTTGGGATGCAAAACCGCCGCACTTGTCGGGTACTAGAAACAAGGGGATGTACAAGACATTCCGACCCATTCATGCTGATGTGAATGGAAGCCTGAATATCGGGCGAAAAGTAATCGGGGATAAAGTCTACGAGATTTTCCCTGATAGGAGCATTGCCGCAATGCCAGTACGGATCAATCCATTGAAGGCTTTCTGCGTATAACGGCAGGAAACGGGTTGATTTCGTCAAACTTTGTGCTTGGGTAAGTTTTTCCAAGTTTCAAGGAACGGTCGAATGGTGATGGCTTACGAAGCTGCCACCGATGATATTGATTATCGCTGTCACTGACCCACTCAAGGTTTGCAATGTGTGCATTTGCCTTATTGCCGTCAATATGATTGACAACCCACCTATGCTCAGCGTTAGGCGGTGGCGGTAGAAATAGTTTAGCTACTAGTCCGTGGACGAGATATCTTTTTACACGACGATCTGTGTTCCAATTGCTAAGATCGACATATAAATAACTGTCGATGTACAAGCCAGTTTTTTGAAAAACTTTAACTGGTCGATAGCTGTCAGACCTATTCAGGATTGGTTTCTTATTTTTATCTAATTTTGGCCTACCTCTTTGAAAAATGTAATTAGTTCTTACATTACCGTGGTTACTGACTTGATATAAATCGCCGTAGTTAGGTATTAACTTCCATTGTTCGTCCATGCCTAAATTATATGGACGACTAAACCTCTTCAGCAAGGCGAGCCTGCGACTCCTCAATTAGCTTTTTAAGCCGTTCGCCCTTATATTTCTTACAGATTACCTTAGCAGCACTCACAGGATTATCGGCGGCTATACTAAATCGTGACTTAAATATACCTGCCCAGTCATGTTAACCATATGTTTCTCCAAGTTAAGCGGTTGTTCTTGACAGTTAAGCACCAAATTACTATTCTTCTTCAAAGATGTCAATCGAACTTTTCATGAGGCAAATCAATGGAATTTTCACTAGAACCGATCATCGAATACGATTTTTCAGACCTTGAATCGCAAGCCTACAAGGTCTGCGTGCTTTGGATAAGTCTATCACGCAAAGTATTCCCAGAATACAAGCACGGCACCGGCTTACCCAAAAAAGGCGATCCAAGAAAGTGCCAACTTTTCAAGTACGCTTACAAGCTCATTAGGGAGTCTCAAGGTGTCATTAAACCCGAAGATCTTAGTCTTTACATCAAATCTCAACTTGATATGCTCAAAGCAATCACCCAGCAAAGTGATTTTCCTTTTATAGGGCCTCAGATCCTCGTAGGCGACAAAGCCTGGATACGCTGGAAGATGTGGAAGCGGCAATATGACGCCATCTCTAAGCGACAAACTCTTGACGAAGCCAATCTCGACATGATTCCCTTTGAGGCAGTCAAAAAAGGCTTAGAGGAAACAAAGCAATTTTTGATCGGGAAGTTTGAAGGGGAGCCTAAAGAAGAACAAATTATGATGGGTCATGTCGATATGAGCCGCTGGGTGGGCCTAGGGAAGGTCTCGCCTTTTTACGCTATTCTATCCCCTTGGGTAAAAAAATACGTTAAAATCGTCAACCTGGACCCTCTGGTGTATGAGAAATCAGTTACCCAGGACGTGATCGATTTGTTCAAGAATTTATTCCACTACGAAACGAGTAAGGCAGGTTCTCAATAGGATAGTGACAATGGGGACACTGCCGTAGATTTGGCAACATAAAGTCCTCACCGCAGAACCAGCAGGAACCATAAACTGGCCAGGAACATTCTGAGCAAATGCCACCGTCACGCTCGCTTACTGGTTCGTAGCAATTTGGACATCGGGTTCTTTGAGTTGAATTTCGCATTGTTCACTCCCATTAACAAAGCCAACTTAAAGCATAATGGGCATAATCTTAAACTTATACCCCTAGGAATGTTGTGGAAAATGGTAATACCTTCAGAATGCCCATTGATATCAATGGGCATTCTGCAATGGTCACAATGATTCTTCAATTTACTTTCCCAATACGTGGTTCAGGATGGCCATGCGGATGAACAGGCCGTTTCTTGACTGTTCAAAATAAACACATCTTGGATCTTTGTCAAGTTCTCTTGGCATTTCCTTCCCTCTCGGAAAGTGGTGCATGATCAAGGCATCTTTGCGAATAGCTTCCAGGTAATCCAAAGTAAGTTTGAATTTATGAACTGTGCCACCTGGGTTGCTTGGCAGCATGTAAACCACATCTGCCTGATCAAGATAGCCGCCAATTTGCAATTCCGACACACTGGTATGGCGACCTGTGGGTAGTTGCTGAGGACGGAATTGGCCAGTGTAATAGATGTGCATATCGAACATGTCGGCAAAATGCATCAGGGAAGTTACTACGGCACTCCCGGAGATGTCGCCAATGAACATTATCGTCTTGGCGTCTGGCCGCAATCTTTGAATTGTGTACATATCTTGCAGGGCCTGAATTGGATGTTCGTTATTGCCGTCTCGACAATTGATGATCGGGCATTTCGAAACGTCGGAAGCCTTGACGGCAGAGCCTGGTTCTGGATGTCGTAGTGCGATAACATCCGAGTAACAAGACACCGATGCGACGATATCTTCCAGGGTTTCACCACGGAGGTCACAAGTTGAATTGCGAACATTTTCAACCGAGATGACATTCCCACCTAGTTTTATCATAGCTGATTCGAATCCGAGTCTGGTTCGTGTCGATGGCTCATAGAAGAGGGTGGTCAAGATTTTATTACCAGGAAATGACGACCAGTGTTTGCCGTTTTCCAAATTACTTTTGGCTTTGTCGGCAAAATCAAATAGATTCTGGATATCGGGCTCTTTGATGTCATGAGAAGAAACAACGTGTTTCATCTTGACGGGGGTACGGGTTGCAATTTCAGTTTTCATATTTTTCTCCTTTGATTGAAATTATAACGAAAAACAACGCTGGAGGCAATGTTAGTAATTATCGACATGAACCAATATCGAATCACAGATTTCCTGTACACTTTGTGAAGGAGAAAAGAATTCAAAAAAACTACAAGGTTCTAGCTGCCAATTATGGCTTTTGATAGGGCTGTCCACTTCCACGGAACCAATCGTGATCATACCAGTCGATTCTTCATATCGTATAATAATCTGGTATTGATCCACACGATGCTGGTCACGTCTTTGGACTCCCATGCCGGTGACTCCCCAATGGACGATATATTCACGATCAGGCTTTGTTTCAAGAATGCCTTCGTACTGGAATATCCTTTGGGACATTTTTCTTTCAATGTAAGATCCAACTCGTTTAGTAAGAGCTTCCAGGCTTGTGAAATCAGTAACTCCGACTTCAACGTCCCCTCTGTCTACTTCTTTAGCTTCATCGAGTATTTTCACAACTAATGCATCTGGATATTTGCAATAGTAATCGTTAATGTCGATTACCTTTTTGCAGATCCAGACAGATTCACCTTTCGCATCAACACTTTGCCTTTGAATGGAACAACGCACGCCGCCGTAAGGAGTAAAATTAACCCGAATGGCCCCAAAGCCATCACCCCAAAATACTCCGCTGTTCATAGTCTCATTGGCCATTTTATTGCCGATAGAGGATTTACGAAGCTGACGGTTGACGTAATCTAACTGAAGTTCATAGACTGGTTTGTTGCCTGAATTTGGATCGTAAGGTGGTTTTGGCCTATCGAACCCAAAGTTTGCAAACTCCAGCCATTGTCGGAACCGTAATTTTTCCATTCGTAATGTATATAGGTTATGCTAAAGAGATTTCATGTATGGCTTGAAGAATACAACAAAAAGAAGCGAGTTGAGAAACAACTGATGGACCGCTTGTTTCCTAATGCAGATGTTGATCCTTCTGAGATTAAAATCAAGGGCTTAAAAATGCTGCCTAAAGCAATTGATGAACTTGGAATTGAGGACGATCATACAGTAGACGATTTGAAAAATTGGATTCCCAACAATCAAGGAGCTACCCTCACTCAGTTCTTTGCCATGCTCAATCCAGACGACGTGCCCGATCAGGCTCCGCTTCACGGCGACAAGGCACAACTGCCACCGGAACAAGATCAACAGCCTGATCAACAACCTCCAGAGCAGCCTCAACAGCCAGGCATGGACATGGACCCTCAACAACTACCACAACCCGCCATGCCACAACAGCAGCCACAATTCAGGCCAAAACCGAAGAGAATAATGTAGTTGGAGACTCTGATACAATATGAACGCATTCAAATTCAAGATCGGCCAAATCATTAAGAGTAAAAGGTTTGGCGAGATGAAAGTTTTGTTTAGATGGCATCGCCCGCCAGGCGAGAATATCTATGATGTGCAGTTCTTAACCACTGAAAAGAACTGCACATACGACGAAAAAGAATTGGAGAAATTCAATGAATCTCAGTCAAACCGAAATGAAGTGCAAACAAATCGAGAAATTGCCCGTCGTCAATGAGTGACCGAAAGTGCGAGGACGATACGAGTCGTCAAAAAAGACGCTTCACAATCGACAAATTCTGTGGTATAATTAGGAAGGTTAGCATGATGCGAAGAGAGTTAGTCAGGCACATCCAAGCCAGGATGCGTGAGATAGGTCGGCCTGATCTGGTAAGTTTGAAGGTCGAGGAATTAAATTAATTTTTCATGCATTAAGAGAGTAATATGACTAGATTTCTACCGGCTCGCCCTCGACATCAAACTTGAAAGAAAGGCCCGGTTTCTTCTTCTCGGGTTTGCTGACTTCGATCTTGAAAATGGAGTCCGCTCCGTCGCCATCCCATTCGAACTTCTTGCTTTCATCTACCACTATTGGGAAACTGTGACCAGTATTTCCCAACGACTTGATGTGTTTCAACAACTCCTCAAGCGTATTATCCACGTCACGGCAGGTTATTGTGATGGTCTTGGTGTTCTGCCCCTGCTTCCACTCGTTAAAAGAGATCATGCAGTATTTAGTCGAGGATGAAGTTCTTTATCCTGAAGACTAAGCACTTTTCCGATCTTTCGGTCCCGGCTCAAGAGGCTGGACTTGATTTTCTGGATTTTTGTTGCTACAATTCCGCACCATGGCACGACCAAAGAAATCCCCATCAGAAACCTTGTCCTACATGCTCCGCATTCGCATGTCCCAGGAAGACCGTGAACTCCTGGAACAGGCGGCGAAGTTCAACAGCCTGCAACTATCGTCCTGGGCACGGAGCGAACTTGTGGTTCTGGCACGGGCGATTGTTGAGAAAAAAATCAAAAAGTAACTAAATAAAAGCGTGCCTCTGGTGACACTTGCTAAAGGCTAACCCTTCTGGATTAGAAGGAGACGAAGGTGGGATTTGAACCCACGAAACACTCGGCTAGAGCGATGTGCGTGGTTAGCAGCCACGCTCCTTAGACCAGACTCGGACACTTCGTCGTCACCAGAGGCACTAGCGTTTCATAGGTAAATACACCTTGTTTGTGTTGAAACAACTTAACCAGCAATCGGCTTTTGAAATTTGGACCGTCGCCGCCGAAAAAGCTCATTGACTTTGGTGAAGAAGACGATAGGATAAAGATGGAGCAAACACGCCGACTGAATATCCCCATTGTGATATTCTTGGGTCGGAGATAGCAGCCCGAATTTGATTGTCGGGCGAGCGACAAGTGTCACCTACGAGGTGGCCTTCCCGATCTGGACAGGCGGGTATTGTTCCAGCCCCGACGGCCTTTTTACAGGGCCTTCGGGGTTTTTTCACTTCACGGTGGATACGTCCGTACCCCGCCTTCTCGTTCTTTGATCAGCTTGCGATAATTCGGGCCATCTGCCGAAAGCGCCCCGCATACCATATCCACAATCTGGATAAGGTCTTCCGTGTGTGACTTAACTCGTTGAGGGGCTTTGATTCGTGGCACTTTGTTGTGATAGCCGGCGTGTTTCTTGAGAAAACGCAGGAAGTCCTTGTCGAACTTTTCAGCACTCGGCGTCAAACAGCAGCTTCGCCTCCAACAATTCATCCCTGCATTGATCGATGGTCATAATTTTTCAAATGCGTCCTGTGTCATCTTCCAAGCGAGACGATGTTTATAATTTGGCATTTCCAAATTAGTAAACAACTTCTTGTGTGTGGTATAGATGACGTTGTTTACTGAATTTTTCGTAATGTTGGTGCCATCGGCAATTTCCTTAATCGTCTTGGGTGCATTACCTATTTTCACGAAGAAAACGGCAATCTGGTCGAAGTAGGAAGGGCGATTGTTCAAGGTCGTAACCATGCCATCCGTGGAAACCTTTACGGCTTCCTGTTTTAGGTCAGCCAGGGTAATGTTACCGTTGTCCAACCTCTCTTCGGCTTTGCGGAGGTGAGCAATGGCTTCCTGGAAGGTCTTGACCCTCAACTCCAGACTGGCAATCATGTTCTGGATTTGTTCTTTCTCTGACACTTTTTCCTCACTTTCTCAAAAACGCAAGCAGCTGACGCCAGCTGACTTGTGGCAAAAACCCTCGTTTTTCTTGGTTTTTCCTTGACAATAGGGGCGGTTCTGCTACCATGAAACCACACGGGCACACCCCGTCTGGGACGGCGAAACCCTCTGGGCGAGCCATCTTCTATGGGTGTGTGGCTGGGTAAAACCTTGTGGGCAGAGGGGCGTTCAATCCATCCTCCCACAAGGTTTCTTTTTTCTACCTGCTTATGTTAGCTCGCTATTCTTGAGTGTCAAGAGAAATGTCGTTCGGAATGTGTTTTTGTGCAAGATTTGATGTTATTGTGCAAGTTGCTATTTATGTGCAAAGCCTGTTTGCCTACAAGTTGCACACGAATGGGCTATTTATGTGCAAAGCCATAATCGTGGTACAATAGTAAATATTGGATTTAGACAATGGCTTGAAAGTGGGCAGCAAATGATTCCAGACGGATATCGTGGTATTTTGTACATTATGAGAGGCGTACCAGGAAGTGGCAAAAGTCATCTTGCCCTTCGATTGGCGGGTGGCGACTCGTCAAAAGTTTTTTCAACTGACGACTATTTTTCGTCTTTGCCTGGCGGCTACAAAGCCAACTGGAAGGTCGAGAAGCTGTTTCCTGCCCACAAATGGAACCAAGGCAGGGTCCGCAAAGCCTTGTCCGAAGGCATTGATCCCGTTATCGTGGACAACACCAACCTGAAGTCCAAGGACGCCAGGGTCTACTACGACATGGCCATTGAGCATGGCTACGAGGTCCGAATTGAAGAATCCCAGAGTCCTTGGTGGCTGGAGATCACGGCTCTTTTGAAGAACAAAAAGGGGAGCGAAGCTGGTCTGAAGAAATGGGCCGGAAAGCTGGCACATGGATTCATGTATGAGGAACTGCACATCAAGAACGAGCATGGGGTTCCTGAAGATACGATCTACAACATGCTGTTGAAGTATCAGTTCTACACCGTGGAGGACTTGGCCAGGTGACCTTCCATGAACTCCTTATAGTAATGGTGCCAGACTTTCGTGTTTCCAAGAATTGATCGAGACGGTGCCGTTACTAATGGTCAGATATGTCCCAGGGGGTTCAGTCCAACATCCTGAATTGTAGTAGAATTCATCATTATACAAACTGTGAACATGGCCGCAACAAACTGCGTCACACCCATGTTTTTTTGCGTACTTGGTTGCACCCTCTCTTATTACTTCTTGACAATGCAGATAATGCTTGCTGTTCATTTTTGCCATACGTGCATACTTGTGGCCAATTCTTTGGAGCAGGCTGTAGATGAGGTCGCCAATCCAGGTTAGTACTGGTCTTTCAGTAATGAATTTGTCCCACTTGTCACCGTGGATGACCATGATTTTCTTATCGCCGCTGGTTAGTATATATTCGTCAAAGACGTGGAGACCAATCAATTCAGAAATTGTGGTCGCTGGACCATCGTGATTGCCAGCAATCCATATGACTTCTAGTTTGTCTGACATTTTTCTCAAGCGAGACAATATATGCCACTGAGCTTTGTTAAGGCGGTGGAAATTGATATCGTCGAACACATCACCATTCAGGATGAGCTTTTTCGTATTAGTCGGCACCCAATGCAAAAACTCTAACAAGCTTTCAGCCTCGCAAAGCCTACTACCAAGGTGAATATCACTAATGACAATTGCGTCTTCCATGTAGGTATTTTGTGTTAATACCCCAATAGAGGCAAACTCTTCACAAAAGCTTCTTACACAACTTATTCTATTTTTTTTGCCTTGGTTATCTTGTTTATTTTCTTAGGTGTCTTCATCCACATAGCAATGCCCATTCGATTACAGTGATGTCCATGTGCATCTATATCATGCCAGCGTTCAAAAAAATCATTGACAGGCAAAAAGCCTCTTTTCTCTGAAATTGATGGATCTTCGAAATAGATATTTTCGACAGTATAGCCAACAACAACTACGTAGTGTCCGCTTTCATTATTTTCGTAATGCTTTGGCGACGAGCCCCATGCCTGCATTGCACATATTACGGGGATACCTTGGTCTAAAAAATTCATAAGATCTTCGACTTCCATTTCGGTTTTGGCACGAACTTGAAACCCAAATTCTTTAGCGTGTTTGACAATACTTTCTGGCGGTGTTCCATTTTTTTCACTTGTCCCGAGAATTTTCATGAAATCATTTTCATCTTCTGGTCCCACATTGAAAAAACGACAAATAGCCCTGAAAGCCATAGCACCGCACGAACCGGCTTTTTGCATACGACCATGAGGTAGGTGAACCTTAATTGCACCTTCGGGAATTTTTTCTTGATTTTCAAGCCATCGTTGAAAGTTAAGCATGTAAATATGTATGCTGGAGAAAATATTCATAATTTACTCCTAAATATCATGCGTAAAACATTTGTACTTATCAATTATGAAGGCCGCAACATCATAGCAATTGACAACGAGGTTTTTGATTGGGGTGTCGATCCAGAAGAAGCAAATAAAGTCATATTGGCCTGCAAGAAAGACGCAGGTGAGAAGAGCAATTACGTTGGTAACATCAAGAATTATTTCATCACATGCTTTTCTGAATTTGTAGGCAGACCGATAACCTTTCGTGAGATCAACGAGGCTTTAGAGAAAGGTTTCATCGAAGTATGAATACGATCAATATCATAACAACAGCCGAACGTTCTGTTCTATACATCCACGATACGATGAAAAGTATATTTGCGTCGAAGTGGGAAGGACAAATCAACTTAATAGCTGGGTCCAAGGACACAAATTATTTGAACGAATACAAATCCAACCCGCAATGCAAGATCATTCCTTGGTGGGTTCCCTGGATGCAAGAGGGTGCGAAAGAAGAAAATGAAGGCAGAAAAAGAGCCCGATGTGGTTTCAATCACATTAGAGCAATAGCTTACGGCCCGAGTCCTTGCTTGATAATCGAGGACGACGTGATCTTTGTTCCTGGATGGCAGGAAGAACTGCAAAAAATTACAAACAGTATGTCTGAAGTTGATTACGTTTTAGATGTGGGCAAACACCAGAAAGACACTTTGATTAAATGGGATGGATCTCTTCAGGGGGCTTGGGGATTGTATTTCTCATCCGTCAACGTAAGATTGAAATCTGTTGAATACCTTTTAACACGCACAGATGGGTGTTGCGATGTCTTGATAGGCAAGTCAGTAACTGAAAATTTCACTTTGTGGCAGACCAAGACTTTGGTTCGCCATATTGGCAACGTGTCAACCTTTAGCAGGAAAGATAGTTAAATGATATTTGTCGAAGAAGATGATAACCGTTTTTACATCAAAGAATCAACATTGCCCAATGCTGGCTTGGGATGTTTTGCCAAAATACTAATTCCAAAAGGCGATTGGCTGGAAATCATCGGTGTGTACGTCAAAACTGGCGGGATTGCCGACAAATGCACGCATTACGCCAAACGGTACAAATTCGCAGGTTCTCCCAAGATGGATGCCAAAATAGTTCCAATGGGCTTTGGCGGCATGGTTAATCACAGCAGTGACTCTAAAGTTCAGAATGTCGTCCTTGAATATTGTGCCGGACTTAGTAAAAGGAGTAGTCATTCCGGCCAGGTTATCTACCGGGCCTTGCGGGACATCCAACCCGACGAGGAGCTAATAGGCAATTATGGCGATGTTATAGGAGCCGAAGTGGATCGCATGGCGAAGAACACAAGCTTCTTTTTGACGGAACTTGAGGACTGGCAAAAGTTTGTGTCTCTGAACCCCTATAATTTGCAAGATTTGATCGACAAGTTGTAAATCACAACTCATTGACTGGCAATGCGTTAAAAAATTATTGGAAAAAATTTCAAAAAAGGCTGGACACTTTCGCCACTCGACTGTAAATTACTGGAGTGAGATGAATGAACGGCAGCAACGGCTGCAAGCGATCTTTGAAAACTTAGAGAGTCACTTTGAGAGTCCAGGTGGTGACCGAAAGGACACCACACATAACTAAGTTCGCAACAAAACTGAGGTGCTAGCCTCAGGTACAAAATGGTAATCTTGCGAGAAAAACCAAGGGAAGCGGTGATACAGCCGCTTACGGCGAGCAATAAAGTCAGGTGCAAACACCTGATTGGAAGGTTTACCGGAAGGTTGAGACGGGCATCGGCATTAAGATGAGCCGCCCATATAAACTGGAAGAGTCGAGAGAGTCAACCAGGACAAATGGTAGCTAAAAGGCCACTTGAATCGTCAGGCACGCAGACCTGACGAAGATTGGTGCAATCTTAATGGCGTCTTGGGTTAAGACATAGAAGTAGCAATCTCTATGGCATTCCCATTTCCCTCCCCACAAGGGAGGAACATCCTGGCGAGGATGGAATGAAGACGTTGAGCCTGGTTCACGCCTAGAAACGACGTTACCTTACACGACAGGGACAAGGAAATCAGTAGTCAAGATCACCCGCAAATGACAATTAGGATTCACAAGGTAATTATTGGCAGGGGGCTTCTGGGTAATCGCTTGGAGCAATCTAGGCGATGAAAGAAGTACTGACAAATATTACGTTGAGAGGAATAAGCGTCGTGAGCGGAATGAGAAACAACTGATTGTCACGCCGACTGGTTAATCTGGTGGCAACACCCAGCAGTAAGCCCAAAAAGGCTAAAGGTACACGACTCCAGTTGGAAAGTTGCAAAAAGAATGACGGACTCGCTGAGCCAGTATATCGTACCTCTACGCAAGCAAGTGCGGTTCTGGTAAAAAAAGTGTGCTGTAAAACCCCGAACAGCGGAACTAACGTTCTGCGTTCGGGGTTTTCTTTTCATTCACGCTTTCATATCGTCTTGCGACAAAAACGAAAAATACTGCACATGATTGTACCTTAGATCTATTTCGCAGTATTTGTCGTTTTTGTTGAAATAATTTGCCCAGAGATTTTCTAATTTCCAAGCCTCACAAAGCTTGCCGCTATCGTCATAAAGCCTGATGAGTCCGGTAGCGGTAGTCTCCTCTTTGGCCGAGTTGATTAGCTTCAAGAATGCTTCCGAGTGTGGAAGATCAGAATTGTTGATGAACATTTTCATCGTCTGCCATTTGTACTTGCCAGCCACGAATAATTTTCCGTGCAGGAAATCAATTTCAGTTTCATCTATGTCAACTCTTGGCCGTCGTGGAATTTCCACATCAATCTCTTCCTTAGCCCCTTCTAGCAGGAATCGCCATTTGTATTTGCAAGGTTCAAGGAAGAACTGGCGGGAAGCCACTTGGTATTCCATTACTATTTCCTGCAACACCTCTTCCGAAGAAGCCATGTCAAAATCCAACTCCCTGCTAGCCAATTTCAAGCCGCTGAATGTGTATGCATAGAGTCCTTTCCCGCAACCATCCCACACTGTCAATTTAATAGTTTCATCAGGCCAGCGGCCATCTTCCATACTTTTTGCCCACAGTTCAATAGGCGAATCGCTACCTTGTTGTCCTTTATAGGCTTGTTCAGGGGCCTCTACCAATTCATAAGCCTTGATAAAAAGCTGCTTTTTTGCTAAATTTACATGAGCCGCCTTAATAACCCAATCTGGAATATTAGGCCCTTCCAAACTGAATCTGAACTTTCTAACAAAAATCATATTTTGACACCCTAGTTTCCCAAGACCCATTGGCCGCTCTGGAATTTCCAACGACGGCACAGGTTTCTGGACGGGCGTAGAGTATCCCCGTTCGCATTTTTCTCGCATAGATTATCCTTTGGATTAAAAAAAGAAATGTAATCTAATGATAGTGTTGGTTTAGAAATTCTCAAAAAAAACAATAGCTTATGCAACAAGAATTAAAAGTTGATTTGCTCCATGATATTCACTTCATGTTTTTCCTTCTTTAGTATTTGGATTCGTTCCCAAGAATGATCCTCAAGATATTCATTGATACGGAAAATGAAGTCGTAATAATGCAGGACTGACTTATCATCGCACGTTCGCAGTCCTCGGCCCATTCCTTGAATAACGTCATGTTCTGCTTTGCCGCCCCCGGCGTTTATCAAATTGTGAAGGAATACGTTGATGCCAGCAGAGAAGATGCCTTTGGTAGCGATAGCAACCACGTTCCCAGTAGCCTCTGTCAATTGCTTGATGACATGGGATCGAGAATCTTCATTGTCCTTTCCTTGGACCCATAAAGAGCCTGGGATCAGGTTATTTAAGGTGTCGCCGTGAGCTAGGCGTTCAACTAATATGAGCGTTCGACCAGTCAGTTTCTTGGTCAGACGAGCTACCATTTGATGGAAATGCCAGTTCTGAGCAATCCCATTAGTCACAGCATCGATATAGATGTCATGAGGGATCTGTGGCTCGTCCACATAATAGAAAAAGCACTTTGATGGCGACAAGTCATGTCGTTCCTCTTGCAGGAAATTAGTCGTTAGCTTGCCGCTCTCAGTAACGCTGGTGAGCAGGATTGGACCAAAAAACCCTTTTACGCCATATTTGTGAACGAGATCAGTGCCGCCGTGCTTGAATGGTGTGGCACTTAAGCCTATACGGACCTCACAGCCGGTTAGTTTTTTGTAGATCTTCATGGCAGTGGGGTTCATCATCATATGAACTTCATCCACGATCAATGCTCGAAACATAGTCAGTAGTTTGCCTAATTTCATGGCAGATTGGGATGTTGCACAGGTAATCAAGTTCGGCTCATGCACATCTCCATCGAATCTTCCAACTCTATCAAAGCCCCACCCCATGATCTCTTTATAGTTTTGCAAGACTAACCCTTTGCGATTACAAAGAAATAGGATTGGCGTATTGGGCGGCAGGGCTTTCATGATGCCGATGAGAATGTAAGTGTTATGCGTCACTACAAAATTATCAGTCATGTATAAATGATCTGGATGATCTACCATGATACATTGACATTCTTTTTTATCTATATATTCAACGTGCGATATGGTCTTATTTTTGTTCCAGACTCTTGTCAATTTACATCTGGATATTTTCCATTTTATCTTAAATGGTATAAGACCTTCTGGTAAACTAACGCTAATTTGATATGCTTTTTTCCCAAGCTTTTTTTTGCCTTTATAAGTGAAGTGTTTTAATTTCTCTTTAGTACGTGATGTGCCACCAAGTGAACGTATAAGCCAACTAATGTTTTCTGCAAGAACTAACGAAGTTGTCGTATATGATAAATGTCCCTTTTTTGAAACGGAACCATCTGTATCCATAAGTCCCTGCAACAAAGCCAAACGAGACTCATAGCTGTTGATTAGGTAAATGCGTGGTATGAATTTTTCATGTGATTTTTTCCCAGCAAGTCCAAGATTCTTGATGATTGAGTAGTAGTAATTGGGTGATCCTCCACGGCCATACTTCCCTTTAGTTATTCGATAATCACACGGATGTGTTTTACTTCTCTTTAGTTCATATCCAGGTTCTAGTTTGTTAATTATTTCAGTAAGAATGTCAGATTCTATCGAACTCACGCCCATTCCGTGCTTTATTCTAAAGCACCCATCTCCTAACAACACGCCAAAAAAATATGAATCTAGTGGCGTTTGACATGCTTTGAAATCGATCCGCTTTGGCATGCTAATATTAAATCGCTTTGCTCCATTAGGACATAAAAAACGAGCATGAATTTCTTTTGCAGAAATTACTTTTTCGCACCATCCGTCATATGTTGCATTGACCTTCCACAAATGATCTTCACAACATTCAACTTGATCTCCGTCTGAAAAAGTTATTTTGATAATCGGTTTCAAACCTTGTGGAAAAACTCCAGTTATTTTAGCAAAACCACCAGATGGCACACATACTAAATCTCCGATTGTAATATCACCCATGCGACGAAACCCACTAGGTGTAGCCACTAGCGAATCTAAAGGTTGAGCTTTCCCAGATGCGGTGGGGCTTTGGATAATACCCCGGTGGTATTTGATGACTTGATTGATGAAGTCAGCCTGGAAGTCCTTTAGAACGACAGGTTTGTTTTTTGGATTAGGAAACGGTTTAAGAAAGTCGGTATCTACTTTTTCGTATTGGAACTTGACTGGAGACCTCTCATCCAGAAGGGTGTAAGGGTAGCCCCACGTATAAAGAGCCAGTTTGACCTCTGGAAGAAGTCCAGTGAGGAACTTGCCAGAGTTTTCATTGAAGAAGTTAATGAAACCGTCCCACTTCTTTTGCTTGTAAAGCCTGGAGTGGAAGTACCCAGGTTTGCGAAATCTCAAAGATTGGTATAGTTTTGTGAATAACTCAGTGTCGTTACTCTGTAAATAGCTGAAGTCGTTTTTAACTTTGATTAAATTCATATATACAAGATAATAATTCAGGACAAAACAAGCAATATTGAATGCAGGAGAAATATGTTGTTCGAAGACTTTATCAGGAAAAAAGAACTTGAAGAATACAACAAAGCTATTGAAAAATCAAGCGAGAGTTATGCCGATGAATTCAAAGTTTTGGGAGAAGTCAATGACTGGCCAATATATCATATCACTTTGAATCCCAAGGGTATAAAAAGAGTATTCTTTGTTGCAGGCATTCATGGCAATGAGTCTGGTGGGCCTTATGGCATCTTGGAATTCATGAAACAAGGCATGAGGATTCCAAAAGACACCAAGGTGGAAATTATCCCTTTAGTCAATCCTACTGGGTTTATTAATAAAACCCGTGAAAACGAAAATGGCGTAGATGTTGACCGCCAGTTTTACGAAAGTAACCTCCCTTCTGAATGTAAATTTGTCTGGGATCGCATTTGCAAGTCGGGAATAGAATATCTTCACACCCTGCGTGAAGATCCAGACGTTAGCAACTTTTGCATTTACTACACCCATCATCATAACTTGGCCAAGGGGCTTAGAGACAATGTGGCCAAAAAGTATTTTTCCATTCTTGAAAGCAATGAGTTTCACAATGATGGGCTTATCTCTCTGCCACACACCAAACACAACACTATAGAGGATAGGGTCTTGGAAGAGCTTGGAGTTCCTTACATGATTACCGAGACTCCAGGAAATGGCTTGTTGAGAACCAGGGCTATTTGCAATAGAGACATTATCAAATATGTAATTCACAATCTGTAAGCATAGATACTGTTGTCATTTCAAAAGGAGATATCTATGCGTAAGATTAAAAAGTATGGTTGGAAGCCGGATCTGCCGAATATTCATGATAAGTATTTTCATGATCATTTTTGCATGGCAGCAGCAGCAGCAGCCCCTTCGGCCAAAAGTCTAGTTCCCATGTGCCCTAACGTTTACGATCAAGGTCAATTAGGATCTTGCACGGCCAATGCTATCAGCGGCCTGGCACAATTCTTGATGATGAAGGGTGGAGGACATGCTTATCGGCCTTCCAGGCTTGATGTTTACTACTGGGAGCGTCAAGTAGAAGGAACCATCAGCACGGATTCTGGTGCCCAAATCAGTGATGGTATACAGGTAGTATCGACCCAGGGCTTGCCACCTGAGTTCATGGATCAGTATAACATTGCTAATTTCACTAACGCACCATCAAGAGCAGCAGTTGCTTATGGGGCTCCTCATAAACTAGGAAACGCTTATCGTGTCAACCAAGATATTGACGAGGTTCATACTGTCATAGGCGTAAATGGTCTTCCGATTGTGTTCGGTTTTACTGTATATGAGAGCTTTGAAAGTGATGCAGTGGCATCCACGGGTATGGTTCCTATGCCTGGACCCAACGAACAAGTTGTTGGTGGTCACGCAGTTGTTGCAGTTGGCTACAACGATTCGAAGAAATTGGTAACTGTCAGAAATTCTTGGGGTTCAAGCTGGGGGGTTAATGGCTATTGCTATTTCCCTTATGAATATTTCCTAAGCACTTCTTTAGTAAGTGACCTTTGGACAGCAACCTCTGTGAGTTGAACATGCAGACGTTTAAGGAGTTTTTACAACAACCGGACATGTCCATTACTCCCCATCCCGTTTATGAAAATTACGGGATGGTGAGTACTATGGGACTCATTACTGCATTTAATCCAAAAGGCGTGCAGCAATCTTATCGTGCGAACTACGACTCCAACAGTAAGCTTTTGCAAGACATCGAATCTTTAGGGTGTGGAGTGACCATGACGCCTGGTATGTACGCCGGGCATCAAGAAGAATCATTTCTGATCACCAATATCACCGAATCGGATCTGTTAGGCTTGGCTTACAAACATCATCAAGAATCAGTGATATGGGGTTATTTAAGACACGCAGAAAGTAGTTTCTTCGTTTTGCTTTATTTGCAAATGGGCAAAGTCATTGGTCAACGCCGGATGGAAGTTGACGAACGACTGGTACAAAACAAAGAGGCTTTTTTCGCCGCCTTCAAGACAGGAAGGCTTACGCTCCCCGACTTCAAACCAACGAAAAAAGTCATCAAACCTGCCGAACAGCCAGAAGACACTCCATCTTTTGACAGTTAGTCGCCAGTAGCTTCAATCCACGCTCGCAACAATCTCAATACATCTTGAGCATCTTCGAGGGCAGTATGCTTAGCTTTGCTAAGTTTGTCCCCGGTGAATCTTTCCAGACAAACATCTAACGAAGGCGGCTCGGTGTCACGTATTAGATTGGTATAAAGCATCGTAGGATCAACAGACCTGTGATGCCATTTGTGAGGAGTTGAAGTTGAAAGCGGATCTGGCCATTCATAACCACGCAATTTTTCCAGAAACTTCTGATCAAATCCTTGAAAGTTCTTGCCAGCAACGATGATTTTTGGACCATATTTAATCTCTTCTAACCACCCATGAAATTCAAGCATCAAAGTGCTGGAATCACTCCACACGTCAGGATTTCCTTCTTCCTTTCCAAACCTAGCACGTTTCTCAAAGTAACCGGCGTGCATATTGATTGCATATGGCTCGCCCTGATAACGTTCATGCCAAACGTAGCGATGAAAAGTTGGAAGTTTTTCTATAGGCGTGGAAAAGCATGAGAAGTCATCGCATATTGCCGCAAACTCGATCACTTGACAATATTCAGGGTCCAGGCCGGTGGTTTCAATATCGATTGAAATTACTTTCATGATACCTCCTTGTAAGGGATATATAACACATGGACATAAGTAACGAAGAACGGTTAAAACGTCAAGAACTGCTTCAGTTACTCAAACGTAAGTTGGAGTTAACTGAAATGCAGACTCAAGAACTAGCAAAAGTTGCTGAGGAGATTAGTTGTAAAATACTTACTCCAGTAAAGCCAGGAGCAAATAAATGAAGTTCGTGGAATGGCTCACAGAGCAGGAACAACAAGAGATGCCTGATGCCAAGGATTTTGAAATCATAGGATGCGTCTTACATCTGGCTAGCCAAAAAGATATTGTCAGGGCTGCCCAGGAGTTCATGCAACAAACAACTTCAAGTCTTATTCCAAAGCATTGGACCGGATATGCTCACCATATGACGGTAAAATATATGCCGAACATTTCTGATATGAGGATGTATGAAAAGCAATTTGGTAAACCTTTCCTGATTGAAATTGAAGCTTTTGCTGCCGACGATAAATGCATAGCGGCGGCTGTCAAGAGTCCTGTGCATACTGATAGGCCAATACCGCACATCACCATAGCAACATCTCCAGAGATTAACCCTGTTTATAGCAATGATTTGCTTAGGGATCGTTCTAAATGGAAGAGGTTTGTTGGGGGTAACAAACTGTACAGTTACTTATTGGCTGTAAAGCCTGATAAATTCACAGTTTGGCCGACGACGCCAGGAGAACTGGCCAGGCCAACATTTGTCATTTGATTATGCTGGCGTGCTTGATTAGACTGGTGTATCGTTTGATACCATCAGTTGGCTGGGTTTTTACTTTATGGCCAAGATTCTCAGATTTGCTCATATCACAAACTGTTAATTCCTGGTAAGCACTGCTGATGTTGTTGTCAATGTAGTCTATTTCAAGGTCTGAATTCATTTCCTCTTTGATGGCCTTGAAAACGTCATTGAAAGATAGGGCATAGCCTGAACCGCCATTAAAAACACCACTTACTTTAGCCTCCGCAGCTAGCAAATTGAGGTTTACAACATCCTCAACGTCAACCCAATCTCTTGCCTGTTGGCCATATTTGAACAGCCTGGGCTTTTCTTTTGCCATAGTCTTCTTGATCATTTGATAAATCATCGAACTGGCGTGGCCTTTATGCCACTCCCCAGCCCCGTACACGTTACTATACCTTAAACCAGTAATGCTTACGTTGCTATCAAGGAGACCTGGAGCCAACAAATCTAGGGCTAATTTGGACTCGGCATATACATTTAGAGGACAGAATGGACCTTTTTCTTTGAATGGCGGCTCCACATTGCCATAAACAGCACAACTGGAGGCGTAAACAATAGTCTTACATCCTGCCTTGATGGCTGCCTCAAAAAGCTGCATTGAATGATATGTGTTCACATTAAACATCTTTTGACGATCATTCACTAAGGTATCAGTAATTGCCGCCTGATGAAAAACAGTATCTATTTTAGGAAGGTTGTCAAAGTCAATATCGTTAAAGTCTGTGCCGATAAAAGTAGCTTGAACTTTGTTCTCACCTTGTATTTTGCCGGTGTAATAAACCCAATGACCTAATTGTACTAGCCTTTTAACCAAATTACTGCCGATGAAGCCAGACCCGCCAGTTACTAAAAAATTACCCATTTGTGTCCTTTATTTTTTTACCAATCTCTATATACACATTATGAATCCAGTTGTAAAAAAATATCAAGATGGAATGGATGAAATTATTGGGAAATACCCACATGTGCCGTTTGGAGAATTGAATTATGTATTCAAGTATGGCATTCTCTATCAAAGAGACATGACCATATCAGTATCTTATGACGAGGGATATTTTCAACACTATGTTGAACTTGAAGATAGTGAGATTGCCATTAAGCTTAACAAAGGGCGGGTGGCTTTGAGTCATAAATACTGTGACTGTTTGTTGGATATTGGTATTGGTTCCGGTGAATTCATCATGAAATCTACAGCCAAAATGTATGGCTTTGACATTAATCCAGTTGGGGTCGTGTGGCTAAAGAATCGATACCTGTGGGCCGATCCTTATGATAACATTCCAGCAGATGTAGAAGGAATTACGTTGTGGGACACTATGGAACATATCCCAGAGCCAACCAAGTTGATGAAGCAGGTTCGCTCTGGCATGTATGTCTTTATTTCTTTGCCTATTGTCGAGAATTTGATGAAAGTCAGGCAAAGCAAGCATTTCAAGGAAAATGAGCATTATTATTATTGGTCGGTTCCAGGAATGATCGCTTATATGAATGATGTAGGGTTTGATTTTGTAGAAATAAGCGATCATGAAACTACTGTTGGCAGAGAAAATATCCTTTCCTTTGTCTTCATAAAACGGTAAAATAACTGATGATTGAAATAGTTAACATTATCGACTGGAAGGATAAGCAGGGAATATACCTTATTAAAAACGTCTTGAACAACAAGGCTTATGTTGGAGGGAGTATTTTCGCTACGGACGGCATACGAACCACACGGTCTATTCATATCCGACTTCGAGAACATTTGTATGACTTGAACAAAGGGAAACATGCGAATCGCCATCTTCAAGCGGCTTGGAACAAGTACGGTACTAACAACTTCAAGATGTATATTCTTGAACTCGTTGATGGTGATGTTTTGGTTGCCGAACAACGGTGGATTAAAGAACTGCAAGTCTGTAACCCAGAATTTGGATATAATATCTGCTTAGTAGCAGGATCGCCATTCGCAGGGAGAACGCATACCGAAGAAACCAAAGAAAAACTTCGAATGCTTAGCACTGGCAGAAAACACTCTGAAGAATCTCGAAAAAAAATGAGTCAATGGCAAATTGGCAAAGTGCTAAGCGAAGAAACTAAGCATAAAATCAGCATGTCAGAAAAAGGGAAAGTAATTCCCAATGAACTACGTCAACGATGGTCTAAAGCAAGAAAAGGTATCCCAAAATCCGAAACATTCAAAAAAATTATGAGCATGTCGGCTCGGACTCGCAAGCTCAACAAAGAGGACGTATTAACTATTAGAAAACGATTGGCGGCAGGACAATTAGCATCAGTCTTAGCCAGTGAGTATAATGTCACAATTCAGAATATTGCCGCCATTCAGGCTCGTCGCACATGGAAATACATTTAGGATGTATGGAAATGTGTCTTGACTAAAAAGTAATTTTTTCTTAGAACTACAAAAGAAGAAGTTTATTTACGGAGACGGAAAATGAGTTATCAACATCCTGCTATGGGATTTTTTCAATTTATATTTGCAATCTACACTGTATATTGTTTTCTTTTCCCTATTTGGATGCCAATCCTGTTATACAGGATACTCCGCAACCAACACTTTCTTCGTGAAGAGTTACTAAACAAAGACAATACGCTGAAAAAGTCAGATGTCGGAAAACTTTAATTTCATGATCATTCATTTTTACCACGCTGTTTGACGTGGAGGTAGAAAGTATAAGAATTCGGGATAGCTTGTTGGGTCTTGTTGTCTATTTGCTGTTTGTAAAGGACGTTGAGACGGGTATTACCTCCTTCGTAAGCAAGCAGTTCTTTAAGTCTTGATATTACACAATCGATAAAAGTGGCACTGCCAGTGATACGCAGTCCATCAAATGCAATCGTTGTTCCCTTGTGATTGCTAGGAATGATGCGTAATTGAGCAATGGGCAAGCCAGGAGCAAGACTATTCCAATGTTTAAGAGCATCCTCCTTGCTAGCTTTCCAGGGCTTATTCATTTGTGTACCCATATCAGGTTGGGCCTGCATCCATTCTTTGAAATTCATCACAAACTCCCATCATATGTGACTACCCAATAACAATCCGATCTATTGTCGCTCATTGTATGTAGGACAAGATGTGGAAAACGATGGTATCTTTTTGCCATCTTAAGAACACCCTCGATGCCATGCTTGCTCAATCTAATGTGATGACATATTCCAACCTTACTATAGAAATCTTCCTCGCTGGGAGATCTTGGTTTGTAAGTGAATATGATGGGTAATCTTGAAGGCATTTCATGAAATATTCTTTGAGAATCAGAACTGATTTTTATTAACAGTGATTCTCTTTCTGTAATCTCATTTGCCTTGTTAAGCCAGTAATTAATCATATAGTATTTATGTAAGTCGTTACTACTTTATATCATGGAAATCAATTATGCATTAGTAGCTGTTGTCATGGGCGACAGTGAATTAGATATACTTCATTTCTGCGGTTTCAAAAACATACCAAGCGTCAAAGATCGTATTAAGCTGCAAGAACGACTTCAATCAGACAGTAAATACAACATGACTGATAAAATGATCAGTGATTACCAATTACAAGAAGCGTCTCCAAGCCTAATTCAGTACTACAAGAATCTTGACCAAAAAGATGAAGATTCTTATTACGTCGATGAAGAAGGGGCTGTAGTCAAAATGTGAGCATTATGGCGACGTTATCGGGCTTATCCCCCAACCCATTTTCTGCAATGTTTGCTGGAATGTTGTTCCAAATTCGTCAATAAATAAGCCCTCCTGGCTTCCAGGAGGGCTTAAATGATTATTCGTAGAACTTGTTGAATTCACCTTTGTCCATGATAGAACTTGGGTTGTTCACTCGCACTTGATTGCGATGATCCTTGATGAAGGAATCAATGAAATTGTAAGTGCGAATCTTTTGACCTCGACCACCATCACCCAGAGTTTTCTTCCGATACTCGGAATATTCAGCATCGGCCTCTGATTGATATTTATCCCGAACTCTGGCCGTAATGATCTTCATAGCCTCCTTTTTGTTGGCATGTTGGATGAACTCAGCACAGGTATCGCTACCTGTACTGGTCTTCAAAACCGTACTTGAGAGTTTGCCCCTCATACGGCTCCTCGAATAGTTAGTCGTTTTCATCGACACTCCCCTCTGAGTTCGCAGCCGGTCCATGTTCGCTGTCGTGACAGTGACCATGTAGAGCCACCCGGTTCGACTTCTTGTTGTTAGCGTGGTTCCCGTCCTTGTGGTGAACCTCGATAACGTCGTCCGGCAAGAAACTTAGCCCACAGTTCGGACACCTACCACCCTGCCCCTTGATTAGCTTCGCCAACCAGAGGGTGATACCGGGATAGTAGCCTGTCCGAGCCGCCCAATAAGTCCAGTCACCGTCGAAGGGGCTTTTGTCGCCCTGAACCTTCACATGACGCTGGATATGCACCATGCTGTGTTTCAGGAGCGTCTTGACGCCCTCCTTTGGTCCGAACATCCAGAGTGGCATACGCCAGTACCTACTGACGATCCACTTCATCGGCTTGTTCGGGTGTCTCCATCTCGCCCAAGTTCGGAGGCTGTGATACATCACGTCGTCTGCCTTTTGGAAAGACTTCGTGCTGACCACAGTACGGTAGTAGTTGCACCAGCCACGGATGATTGGATTCAGCCGTGCGATCAGAGCCTCCTGTGCGGCTCCCCGGTGCTGTCGGATGATCTCAGCGATCTCCCGACAGCGCAGCATTACCTTCTCCTTGCTCGGTCTGATGATGGTCTTGAAACCCAACAACTCCCCCTTCGTCGTCTTGCCACTGTGCGTCTTCCCCACAGGGAACTGCCGTACATGGAAGCCTAGAAAGTGGAACCCGGTCACGCCATCCATTTCGTTCATGGTATGAGCGATGCGGGTCTTGCTCGGTTTCAATTCCAAACCCATGCCCTTGAGCCATTCCGAAGCGACTTCCTTACACTTTTCCACCACATCCCGATCCCGGTGCATAACAACGAAGTCGTCTGCGTACCGTACCACGGTTGGTGTCCAACAGATGTTTCTGTCTCCCGGCATGGTCTTCGGGACGGCGGCTTGCACCGCTACCTCCAGCCCATGCAGAGCGATGTTCGCCAGAAGGGGCGAGATGACCCCTCCCTGCGGCGTACCATCTTCTGTCGGAAAAAGTGTACCTCCATCGAGGACGCCAGCCTTTAGCCACGCACGGACGAGCCGTTCGATCTGCGGGATGGTGTCCAGCTTCTTCAACAATGCCTCATGGTTGATACGGTCGAAGCACTTGGCTATGTCGGCGTCGAGTACGAACTTCGGCATGTGCCTCACGCTCGTAAAGATCGCCGCAACCGCATCATGTGCAGAGCGTCCCGGTCGGAACCCGTAGCTGTTCGGCTCAAAAAGAGCCTCCCACTCAGGTTCAAGTGCCAGTTTGACCAGTGCTTGTAAGGCACGGTCTGCCATCACAGGTATGCCCAACGGTCGCTTCTCGTCCGTGCCGGGTTTGGGTATCCAGACACGTCGCACAGGAAGCGGTCGTTGGTCGAGGCTCAGGTGTTCAACCAGTTCCAGACGTTCATGTGGTTCTAGGGATGCTACTCCGTCGATACCAGCAGTACGCTTTCCTCGATTGTCCTGAGTCACCTTGCGAACGGCAAGGCACTTAGCCGACCAAGAACTCATCAGAAGACGCTGTAACCTATGGACTAGGTTCTTGTCTCCCTTTTGGGATGCTCGGTAGATTCTCTGTTGAAGTGCGTGGACTTCCCGTTGGACCTTCGCCCACGGTATGTCCCGCCACTCCTGTACTCCAGTTTCCTGTGTACTCATGGTATCCTTCAACATCGACCCTACCTTCTAACTAATCGTGATCCTGTCAGCATATCCATCGGCTTTCCCGATGGCATTCGCTTCTGGATCAATCCTGCCTCTGAGTACCATACGCTTGACTGCTACTCCCGAAGGAGAGGTGTTTCAGAGGTTTCCTCGTTCCTGATAACCGTTTGACGCTGTGTTTAGGACGATACTCTTCGCCGGTGAGCAAGTGGGTAAAAACCACGCTTCGAGACAGAGCTAGGTCTGCTCACGTTGTCCATTTTGGACCCAGCCTGATAAACTGCGTAGGCTGGTTAAACGTTACGACGATTATAGCGTATCTTCACTTTCGTTGTCCATGCACAGCTATGCTAGACGGGATTCCCGGTCAGTTTCCGAGTTACCGCCATTTCACCCATGCACCGCATAAATCACTTTGTCAGGGGTGATTCATGTGGGTGATGCTGTCAGGGGTTTACCTCCCCGGCAGGAATTGCACCTGCACGATTACCAAGTTGTCGGGATCATATAAGACCCAATCTTACATGATCCTGCGGGTGGTTTTCGAGTCGAAACTCGATTAGCACCCAACGAGTCGCACATCTCTGCCGTTTATGAATACGTTCAGGCCAGTCGGAATGTGCCTGATACGAACAGCACTGGCGGTCTTGTTCTGGTGCTGCCCGCCCTTACCGTGACCGCATTGCGTGATCACTTCAATCTCTTCTTCCTTGAGAGGCACCCAAACGTCTTCCTTGATCGGCAAGACTCCAACCGTGATCATGGACGTGTGCCGTCGTCCCTTGGTTTCTGTCGGCGGAACCCTTTGGCAACAATGCCCACCAGTTTCATTTTTGAAGTATCGCCAGACGTTTTGACCACGAATTTGAACGATGAAGTGACCTTCACTAGAGTGAAGTAGCTCAGTCTCTAGCTTGAGAAAGGCAGCATACTTGAGATAGGCAGTAAGTAACTCCCGAACGAAGATCTTGCTGTCCGCTCCACCTTCTCCGAATCTGATTTCCAAAATGATTTCGTTGGCCTGGTCAAAGAGACCTCCACCTTTCGCTTAAGCCAACACGATCCTGTACCTTTTCTTTGTTGCGACTCATGGTATTGTTCCTTTCTGAAAAAAATCGAGTCAATCTATCTACTTTAACAAGCCTAATCTTTTTTGGCAATGTTAATTACTTAATGTTTTTTAATTGTTTGTAAAACAGATAAGTGATTGCAGCACAAGAAGTTGCGGCTAATCTTTTTCGATAATTTTAGTTTATAGGATATTACACCTAGACGTGGCGGTAGGGGTTACGTCGAAATCTTGTTTCTTGCCATTGCCGCACATGTAGCCGACACCGTTGGAATTGGGTGAGCCATAAGCAACTTCAAGCTTCAAGACCTTCTCGTCTTTCTTGTAGGTTCCAAAGTCTTGCAGAAATTGAACATTATGAAAGCCTAGATGGTCATGGGTTTCATATACAAATGGAAGAAAATTGTGTCTCATGTCTTTACATTAGTAATTGGTTTAATTTATTCCTATTGTTTTTCAATAATTAAACCGGGTGTATAGCTATTATGTTCGTTCATTTGTTTTAGGAGGTATTTATGGGTGCAACATCAGTAACAGGTGTTTCCGGTCTAGGTTCCGTTCAGGAACTTGGTGGTGGAAATAAGGGTAACGACCATCTTTCATTAGCCGTTCATCGTTTGATCGGTCCAAGGGTGGTTATGGCCGAAGCTGTCACGCTTACGGGCGGGACGGCGGTAGCTTATTATCCAACCTTGCCAGGTGTTATTGGTCAATACTCGATTCAATTGACTTGTAACTCCAGTAACGTCGCATGGTATAGTGGTTTCACAACGAGCCAGTGTGGCATTAATGGTAATGGCACAGATACAGTGTTCTGGTCAATTATCAAGAATGGTCTATGGGGTTCTGATGCAACCTCTTCAGGAGTAGGTGCAAATTTGGCTAACACCTAATCCTAGTAGTTCCTTTGTACGAATGATCGGCTGGAAAGAATTGCAACGCCTTCCAGCCGATCATTTTTTTTATCCCTTAAGACTCAAGAAATAGTTAAGCCATATCGATTTTTTGGCTTGCCAGGTGTGATTGGTTAACACATCTTCTAAAGCATTTTCTCTCATCATCTTTCTCAAACTTTCATCTTCAATAAATTCATCAAGGGCGTCAAACCATCCTTGTTCGTCATCTGGGGCTATAAGCTTGCCGCAATCTTGTTCAATACCTTGGTAGGGCGGCAAGTCACTGCCAATAAAAGAGGCCCCCGCCAGCGTCATTTCCAGGTATTTTATATTGCTTTTGCTGTAATTGAACAAACAATCAGCGATTGGGGCAATGCCGATGTCAGGCTTGATTGCCATCAATACTTCATGATACATCCTAATCGGCACTCCAGGGATGAAGAGAATGTTGCCTTCATATCTCGGCTTTAGATGTGCCACCTCTTGTCCAGGCATTCTAACAAATTCAGCTAGTTCCGTGGGAAGATAGCCAAAAAATACGAATTGAACTTTGTTGCCGTATTTCTCAATCAGGCGTACTACAGGATTTACTATTTGCGTGAGGTCGCCATCATGACTACTGGACCCAGCCCAAAGAATTACGACCTGATCATCGTTTAATTTGTATGGAAATGCCTCTGATTTTTTATGAAATGCCACTGGGTCAATAAAATTAGGCAATACAGTAGTTTTGTCCTTTTTGTCAATTACATCCGCTAATGGCTGAGTGCTTGTAATGATCCCATCAACATAATCCATAGCCAGTGTAGTTGCGTTACGATCTACAAAGCTTAATTTGGTGATGGCGGGGTTCCACAAAGGCAAGTTCCACAAATCATCATCGGTCTGAAAGATTTGCTTCACGCCTGCATCTTTTAGTTTCATAAAGTGAGGCAAAAACGTATCTTGAATGACTCTTTGTAGAATGAAAACTTCAGCCGTTTCAACTTGTAATATGTCTTTACGGACCACCAGTTCAATGCCCGCTTTTGCTAATTCACGATAGCAATGCAATTGAGGCAACATGTTTCTGTAATAGGTACAACCTGATTCTTCTGGGGCGTGCATGAATATTTTCATTGGAGTTCCTTTAAGTATATTTCAAAATCTTTCTGACAATAAGCCTCGTAAGCATTATGGCCATGAGGAATGACATTATTAGCGAACGGACATGCTTCCAAAATGCGTGGCACCTTTAAGCCTTCGGCAAGTGCGAATGCAAACGATTGATTGCCTATAAAAAGGTCGGCGTTGGCTATGATGAGAGCCAGGTCGGCATAATCTTCAACTTCTTCATAATCAATGTCGAAAAACTTCTTGCAGAATGCTTCGTGTTCTTCAGTGAGACCAACAAAACTGCACGAAAGATTTTTGAGAATGCCGTAATTGAATGAAGGATTTTGGTAACGGCCAGTTCGAGAAACGACAATATGCCACGCTGGCTGGCTAAGAAGAGAAGATTTCAACCACGGCTCGGAGAGATTGCAGGATACCTTTACAACGGGAAAATACCAACGAGGAATGTGGTTCCTGGTCAGATCGGGAACGGCCTTACGAAATTGATTCAGATCGTAATCTATCGGTTCATTCTCATGCCGTTTTACCAGGCCAATGTATGCTTGTTGTAAAAGGAGTGGAGAGAGCTTGGAAAGGTAATCTTCGTTGATGAGGACATTCTTGAGGGGATGGGCCGCACCGGGGTAGTAGAGCGTCTTGACATTACACTTGATGTACAGAGCAATCTTGTCTTGTTGACGCCTGGCAAGCTCTTTAAGAGATGGCAATGCGTAAATAATGTCACCGATGTTACCAAAGTGCAGGCAAGAAATCATGCCTTACTCTAGTAACATCGGGACAAATTTGGTTCATGAAGTGG